AAACGAGGTGTCAGGAGCCATACGGTGCTTCTGGCACCTTTTTTGTAGATTTTTGTGAATTTGATTAAAAAGTCCTTGACAATTTGTCTCTGGAGTTACAGCTTTTAGCAGAGACTGAATCAGAATGAGAAGCAGGGTGACTTCGATTGCTTCCGCCGCGATAATAGCGGATATGGCAGAGATTCGAGCTGCAGCGTAGTCGTTGCGAATGGTATCAGATTTCATAGTTTTGCACTCCTTTGATATGTATTCAAGCGATTCCGTGGATTGTTTTAATGAGGTAAACTTTGTTAGACTTGTTGCTGAGCCAAAGCCTTTCCGCTGCCGGGTCCATTAAGCCAAACCGCTTATGAACCGCGTGAAGGAAACAGGCTTTGATTTCGGCATCCGATGAGGTATACGATACGCGGGCGCACCGAATATCCATATCGTTGAACTCGTGTTCAAAGAACAACGTCAGCAGAAGGATTTCCTCGTGAGTATCATGAACCCAATCCTGAAAAAGAGAACCTTCCTCGTTCAGAATGGTCGCCTGCGTGTTCTCACACATATGCTGGTGAACCATGAGGTTCACAACATCAGGCCCCAGACGAAAATCTTTCTGCGTCGGATTTTTATAAAAGTGGTACAGATTCGGGCAGAGATGATTCATCACATACCGTACCTGTTCCTCTTCTGTCCCCTTGTCAGCGGCATCCGCAAACCATTGAGGAAACTTTGCGTAGGAATAGGAGTTCTGCGGCAGGTAGAGCTTTTCGAGTAAAGCCTCGACTCTCTTCCCCGGCTCAGACGGTTCATATTCGTGTTTGTCTGCTTTCTGGATAAGGTACTGAGACCAATCGATGGGTGATTCAAATCCGTGGTATTTCATAATGTTAACCTCCTTATGCGGCTGCATCGTAAGACACAACACCAGCGACCAAATACCGATTTTTGCAGCCCGTAAGTTTCTGAGCCGCAGTTTCTGCAAAGTGCAGATATGCGGTCATCAAGGTGCTGTCGGAAAGCCGGTAAGCGTCAATGGACACAACAGACAAGACGACCAGGTTACCGCGTTCATCCAGAACGGATTTCCAGCCGTTTGCCTCACAGATACTTTGCATATCAGCGAGGTAGCTGGAAGCAACCGGGATAATTGCCTTGACAAGGATTCGAGCCTTGCCGTTGTAGAGTGGAACGGAACGACCAATGCCACCTAACACCTTAAACATAAGAGCACCTCCAGTGTTCTGTTTTCTACAGCGCTGCATCCTGTTCAAATACAGCGTAAAAGTTGTGATAGTGTTCAAATTTGTCCTTGACCCACTCGCCTGCAATGTACAGAGGAAGGTCGTCAAACTCTTTGCAATCGTCGAGAGTGTACGGAACGGCGTCATCGTGGCACCCATTTTCCTTATCGACCGCAAGCATTTCATCAGCCGCTTTCTTGGCCGACTCAAAGCTCATATGTACCCCGCCGCAAATTGCAACGGAGTCAAACGTGCCGATATCTTCATTGGAATAATGGGACAGGATAGCATAGCACTTATGGCGTTCGGGTACGCCGCTCAAAGTGTTCAGTGCCATAGTTGCGCCGTCCACATAGCCGTAGCAGTAGGCAGCATTGTAGCAAGTTTGGTCTGTGTAGCTGTTGGCCTCCTGGTTCTTGGCTTTGATGAGTTTGCAGATAATTTCTTTGTTATTAGACATAATAAATACCTCCATAGTTGTAGTGTTAAAACGGGTTGGGACAATGTTGCCCTAGAGCAATCGTCCGTTCTGCATGGCTTCACCGAAATAGGAATCGACCACCTCTTTTGCGAAAGCAAAATAGGTTTCTCGGTTCTCTTCCGTGACCCGTTCAGCAAGAACAGGTGTGTTCAGCTTCACGCACAGACGATTGGCAAAGTTCACCCGTGCCATCAGCCCTTCGTGCAACGCACGGCGATGACGGTCGAGTTCCATGACGTACTGTCGAAACTCCTCACCGTCCATCGTGAAACGCGCGTGCTGTATCTGGACTTCCTGATTCGACACTATGTTGACGTAATCAACACAGGTTTTGAGCATCACGACAACGTCATCAACGCAGTCGTTCAGCAGTTCAGAGGCCATGAGGGCGGTGTACAGGTCGTTGACCTTGCAGCAGAGGGTGTTGTTGCGGCTATTCAGATTGATACTCATACGTCTCCCCTTAACGCGGGGTCATCGTGCGGCTCTTGGCTTTTGCCTCCACCGCAATGTGGACCCCGTAAAGGGCTTGGATTGATTTACTTGTTACAGATGCTTCCGGCTGAACCGGTCGTATAATAGGTGTTGAGAACCTCTTTGGCGAATGCAGTGTAGGCCGGGGAATTAGCAAGAGAATACATGTTGCCGGAGTTCATTTCGGCTTCAATTGCGTCTGCCACATTTCCAGCAATCTGGTCTGTGTTGTATTTCTTGCACAGCCGGTTGAGTAAAGCGACATTGGCAGCCGCGTTTTCGAGCAAACTGGTACGGGCAGAATCGACGCTGTGATAAAAAATGCGGTAGCTTGCAGCATCCATCGTGATACGAGCTTGCTGAATTAAGATTTCTTGTTCAGCCAAAAAACTGGCATAATTTGCAAGACTATTGAGACTGTCAACGACCATAAAGGCGAGACCACTATCACCAGCCTTCTGCATTGCTTCGTATAGTGCTGCGACTTTCTTTGTGAGAAGAGTGTTCTGGTTATTAGGGTTAAAATTCATGAAATCGTTCCTTTCTTTTTCATGTAAACAAAAAAAGCAGGCCCATCCGAAGATGAGTCTGCTTTCTGCTACAGGTTGTGAATAACTATGGATTTGCTGGTATCCATCGTACAAGACTGATTTTATTCATTCCGCAAGCGCGGTCAAGCAAAATCAGCCTTTGTATTCTTTAGAAACCTTCTTTGCCAAATATACCTGCCCCTTAGGAGTAATCAGCGTCTTACGCGATGTATGGTAAGTGGTGCCGACATAGTACACCGTTTCCTTAACCTCGAAGATTCCCTGGTCGATGTAGCGCTGGTAAGCAACATTTGCAGAGTCAATATACTTTTCTTTGCGCAGCCACGCCATCAGACGGTTGCGGCCGATGTTGATACGGTCGTTGGCAAGACATTTTGCAAACTCGCCGAAATCGACGCTGTTCACGGATGCACTCACTGCGCGATGGAACTCAACACTCTCCTGCTGCACGCCGATAATGTTGTCCTGATTCTTGACAGCTTCCAGCGAAGTGACAAGCAAAACCTTAGTTTTGGCGTCCGTGTTCGGAAGCCAATTATCGACAAAGACTACTGGGTCATTTACATAACCGCCGGTCTGGCGAATCCGGGGCAAGAGTTCGTCAAAAACCCAGGTCTCAAACTTTTCCGCTTCGGGTTTGTTTGAGCGGCAGATTAGACGATATACGTTGCCTTCCGAGATGAACTTGATGATGCGGGGAACGCCGTTTACATCCGCTCTGCCAGCCCTGATGCCATCATGGCGGCAATGTATGTTCAGTTCATGGCTTGGGTTTGAGTAGCCTAAAGCTGAGCAAACATCTGCGGCGCAAAAATAGAATTTGTTGTCATCCTCCATGATGCGCAATTCGCCGAACATTTCGGACAAAAAGACTTCAGGTACACGATTTTTCATAGTATTTCCCTCCAAAAAGTACCCTAACAAATCGTTAGGCCATGCCTGCTTTTTGACGATGGTATGTACGAATGGTTTTGCAAAAGTAGTCGCGGAATCATTCGCTGTACACATACTTTGCTGGAACCTCAGCCCCGCATTTAGAGCACTCAAACAAGTCCTCAGTGTCGGGAGAATGAGTTACCTCATCGCAGTTGGTCTCGGCCTTGATGAACTCGCCGTCCTCATCAACAAGCCAGGTCTGAGTGACGTGTGCTGTCGCATGGAACGTAGTGCTTCCACACTTAGGGCACGGACCGATTTTTAGGTTTGCAATCATTGTTGTTAATTCCTTTCTTGTGTTCGCGCAAATAAAAAAGGCAGACTCACCCGAAAGTGAATCTGCCTTCATTGTGCGAGATTATGAATTTTTCGTACGGCCCAAATGGCGCTATAGATGGTATCTATCGTACAGCTTTTATTATCAGCCTTTCGCAAGCAGTGTCAACAAAAAAGCCCCCTCATCCCAAAAGGGATGAAGGGGCAAATATTATTGTTTCGTTTCTTTCTCAGCCGCGCAGCGGGCCCAGAAATCGTCGTCCATCGGGATAAACATCAGGTGGTAGCTGGTGTCAGGTTCAGAATTATCAGTGATGATAAATCCGTCCGGTACGCTTTTGATGGAAACGGCCACATCCGTTTTGTTCAAAAAGTTGCGGTAGCAGTCCATTGGAGCCTCGGGACCAGGCTTCAGCAAATAAGTGCCGATATCGCTGGTTTCACCGTTGCGGGTACATGTGATTTTATAGAGTTCTTTTGTAAACATAACAGTTCTCCTTTCAAAAATTTCCGATAACATCGAAATCGATGTCGTAATCATCGAAAATATCAATGGTTTCAAAGTAATGGCTTTCATCAACCAGAATCAGTCGATGGCAGTCAAGTGAATACGGAATCGCTTCCTGAGCAAGTGCGGCGCATGCGGCAGCAAGGCCAAACGCCAAGAATCTTGTAATGAGAAATACCTCCTTTATTCCGGTTGAAAACTTACATCGTTGCGAAAGAAAGCCTCAACAGCGGTGCTGTAATCATCATTGTTCACCGATATACAGCATTCGCCGTGTACCCGGTAAGGGATATGCGCTTCTTTCAAAGCCACAGCAGCTTCCTTCGTGCTATAAACGAAAAATCTGGCCATTATCGTTCCTCACAATTTACATTGCTTTTGCCAGCCGTCTCACCGTATCGCGTATCCCACTGAGCAATTTGGTCGTCTCCGGCGATAGCACGGAGACTCAGCAAACAACCGTTTTGCGGGTGGCACCAGAGGACGCTGGGTGCTTGATTTTCGAGAAAGGCACCGCAGAATGGGCATGGTTTTTGGGGACTGATTTTGTTGGGACGCAGCATAGTTCAGACCTCCTCAGCATCAATGTCATATTCGTCGAAGACACTGAGCGCATCCTGGCGAAGTTCATCTTCAACTATAATGCGGTCGCCTCCGTCCAATTCAAATTCAACACCGCAGGAGTCAAGAGCCTCACAGGCTTCGTCAAAATCATCCGGATTGGAAATATAGAATCTAATCATTTCTTTTTCTCCTTAAATCATTTGTACGTTTGTATTCGGTCCAGAAGAAGAGACGCTGAGCGGGTGTCAAGCGTTCCTTTTCATTGGACTTTTTGTTCAGTTCATCGGCGAAACGGTTGCAGTCAAAAGGATAAGGAACTTTGTATTCCTTCCCTTCCTTGACGGCCTTGACATAATGGCTGTCGCAAACCGGGAAACTGCTTCCGTCAGAGAAGGTTTCCTCGTGACCGGAGCAAAAGACGTACAGACGAGAATAGCATTTGCCAATGGTGTCTTTTTCAGAGACTTTGATATAAGCAGCTCGAAACAACTCGTGAGGATGTTCGCAATAAAAGTCAGCGACTTCATCGTCGGAAGCGAGTTCCATGACCTTGACATCGAAATTCTCAAGGTCCTGAACCAGCAGCTGTTCCCCTGCATCACGAATAAAATTCATGATGGGATAGTAGTCGCCAGCTTCACGGCCATAGCCTTCTCCGCACGCCGCATAGCAACGGTGCTTACGGAACAGATGATTGTCAATCGACTTCTCATACTGCTTGAGAGCCTGATGTGTGAACGCCATACCCACAGTTTCATACGAGGAAGAAGGAAGCAGAACCGTGATGTCATCTGCTGTATCATACCCGCTTGCCGTGGAGTACATATCGACATAGTCGGCCATCGTGTCGAGACGGTGCGAATCACGAATATCGCGGATGTCTTCCCTGTCGGCATTCTTTTTGTCAACCAGTTCATCGTACGGAATAAACGGGTCAAACCGAGGATGCTCATTGTATTTCTGAATCGATTCTTCGTCGTCAAGGCACAGATTGTCCTTGACCAAATCTGTCACCGAGTCATAAGTCGCGCCCTCGAACAAGAACTGCGCACCATCGAGGTCATAGTCCGAATCGCAAGCTTCACGTAAGGATACGCTGCGCTCAGATTCTTCTTGCTGCTGCAAAAGATGAATGGGTGTCTTGGTCCCGAAATTGTCAACGGAGCCCGGGAACTGCAGGGCTGCATACTGCTTGAGGTAGTAGCTGCTGGTGTCATTGACCAGAACGGATTGGTTTGTTTTGTTAGACATAGATAATACACTCCTTAAAATTTAATATAAAAAGCGGGCTTCCTGAATAACAAGAAGTCCGCTCTTCAACGAAATTGTGAATAGTACATGCACAAGAGACCTTGTCAAAGACAAATGATATCTATCGTACAAATATTATTATCTCTGATTCGCACGTATCGGCAAGGCGTATTTGTGCCAAAGTTTTGACGTTCTGGACAGTACCAATGGCGTCAGTCCTCGATAGCGATGGGAGGCGTTTTGTCGAGTAGCGTGTCAATGTTCCAGCCGCAGAGGGTTAGGAGCACTTCGGACGCGGGACTCTGACGCAACCACATGGGTTGCAATTTCTTGGCTTATTTGCCTCAATCCAACTTGATAGTTTTCTTGTATTCTGCCCAGAAGAACAGCCGCTGTGCTGCGGTCAGTGTCTCTTCCTTTTCGGACTTCTTATTCAGGGCTTCAACTGTCTTATCACAGTCAAACGGATAAGGAACCTTATAGGTATCGTCACCCTTTTTGACCAAGACATAATGCTGCTTATTGCTCAGATAAGTATCGCCGTTGAGGCACTTCTCTTCTTGGCCTGCACAGAAAACATAGATGCGGCTATATACCGTATTCGTTTTTCTATCCATGACCTTGATATAAGCAGCCTGATGCGGCTCATTGGGAACGGTTCGATAAAGATTTTCCACCTCTTCCGCAGTAGCGAGTTCCATCACCTTGACATCGAACCGCTTAAGGTCGTCAACCAGAAGCTGTTCACCGGCGCTGTGCAGGAATTCCATGATGGGATAAAAATCGCCCTCGCGGCGGTTGTGCTGCTCCCCTGCATAGGCATATGTACGGCAGGAATGGAAAATATGGTTATCGATGGACTTTTCGTACTCTTTGAGTCCCTGATGCGTGAACGCGAATCCCATGGCTTCATAGTTGTTGCTCATGGGAGTGACTTCCACATTCCAAGATGCGATATCGGTTACTTCCTTGTATGCATCCACATAGTCGGCCTCATCAGTGACAGACAACAACAATTCCGGAATATCCTTCGTATCCATTTCCTGCAGCTTTTCATACGGGATGTACGGCAAGTCAGGGTTTTCCTCGTTATATTCCCGAATTGAATCGTCATCGTCAAGGCCGAGCTGTACTTCTACAAGCTCGCTGACCGACGAATAGCTGCAGCCATCTTCGTCATAAAACTTGCTGTAATCGATATCTTGACCTTCAGCGACAGCGTCATCCAACTTCATGGTATCATCTTTCGGAAGCTGCTGTTCAAGGACATGAATTGGCATATTTGTGCTGAAATTGTCCACGGAGCCCTCAAACTGCAGGGCGGCAAACCGCTTGAGATACCAGCCGTTCTGGGGGTCAACCTTCACGGTCGTTTCAGAGGTAGCTATGAGCTCTCTTGCTTTTTCGTTTTCGGTCATGATAAAACACTCCTTTTTTCATAGTTAAACAAAAAGGCGGACCTCTCGTAATGAGAAGTCCACCTTAAAGCAGAATTGTGAACCGTACGAGCACAAGATGTGCTTTTGTAGAATGGTATCTATCGTACAGTTCTAATTATATCCGACTCGCATAAAGTGGCAAGCAGAAAAATCTAGGGTGCCTCAAGCGATTCCGAATACAGTTGCGTTTTTTTTGTTTTCACGCTGACGCTGTTCAGAGAATGTCATAGTGTTCATGTTGGCGTTGAGGTACGCCAGCTCTTTTTCGGCATCCTCTTTCTTGTCAAACACCGTAACATTCAGCAGCTCAGCGGGTAGGATGACATTGTCAGCAAGGTCATCGCCGGTATGGATGCAGACTTCAACAGTACACTTTGGCGCACCGACGCTGTCTCCGGCGCGAGTATAGCCGCGCCAAACGCTGACGGTCTGAATGTTTCCGGGATAAACCGTGCTTTTCGCACGTGACTTTGCGTAGATGCGACCGTTCTTGTTGCGGCTGCGCACTTCAGTGACGACCCACACGGGCTGGTCAATCAACGCCAGAGCGTTGGAAAGATTTAATTCAAACATTTTTTTGTATACCTCTTATTTTTCATTGTTGTTGTCGCCTTCATCGATTGCGATGGGCGGCGTCTTGTCAAGCAGCGTCTCGATGGTCCAGCCACAGAGGGTTAGGAGCACTTCGGACGCGGGACTCTGATTCCGAATGTCGTTTGCCAAGTGGAAACCGATGTGTGCATATGAATCGTCATCGTTCGCGATTTCACGCTTCACGGTTTCGGCAAAGTTTTCAGCCAGTTCTGTGTTGTCAGCGATGACATTCATGGCCTCGCTCGTAACGCGGTCTTTGACCACAAAAGCATCATCGGCTGAGTAGTTGCACTTTGGGCAATGGGGTTTGGCTCGGTTGCCGGTAGAAACGGAAATGAGTTTGCAGCCACAAGACGGGCAAGTGAAGAAATAGGGATGGTTAGTAGGTAAAGTAATCATGTGCTTACACACTCCTTTTGAAACATTGATGGTTTTATGAAATACAAAAAATCATGCACAGGCATCATTGGGGCCTGTGCGGTGTGATGATTCTTGGGGAACTATTGCTCCCCATCGGGTAAAAATGGAGGCGTGGAATAGTCTTTAAGTTCTCCGTCTACAAGTTCCCATTGCATACTCCCGCCGCAGCAACGCACATCGAAACGTGCATAGTTTGCTCTGCAACCGACATAGTAAGGAAAACGAGTAAGCCGTTCTTTCAGACGCGTTATTCCGTGCCGATTCGTCTCATAGACTTCGACATCGTGGATAAAGACAATCCTATCTTTGTCGAAACCATACTGAGAACTGATGAACTCTGCAGCTTTCGCCTCGGACTCAAACTGATGCTCATTAGAGCAGCGTTTGGTAAGATGGTCATAAGATGTTTTTTGGTAGTGCGTGCCGTACTTATGAGAAATCTGCCAGTCTTGCTCTTCATCAAGTTTGTGCTCAAGGTCCTTGATGGTCTTTTTCAGATGTTCAATTTCCTCAAGCCTTGCGTTATGGAGCTTTTGAAGCCCTCCTTTTTTGAGCCACATCTTGCAGAACTTTGCTTTGTCATCGGGGCTTTCCATATATTCAGCCTCAATTTTTGCGTATTCTGCTGTCGTAACCTTTAAGCCGGTGAGCTTCTCGAACTCAGACAACATCATAGTTCTTCACGCTCCTTTACTCGCTATAATCGAGTTTCTGACCACAGACAGGACAGCGCTCATAATGCGGGTTCTGATAGTAGCCATCATTGCAGTCGCCGCCCAGGTCCGCATCGCAATGTGGGCAGAGGTTCGGAGACCAGTTCTTCGAGATGGGCTGCTTTGGAATTTGCAGCTCACAAGCCTCAATGGCTATACGCAGAGGTTTGCTGCCACGTTCCCCCATCAAGCCGCCGTTCAGGAGCCTGGTGAGGTATTTCACAGCGTTTTGGTATTCGGTTTCAGTCGTCATTGGCAATCACCACCCTTGTTGAACAGCTCAGAAATCTTGTCAAGAATCACTTGAGATTCTGCCGCTGCCTGTTCGTTGTAGTGACTCCACTTGTCGTGAAAATCCTCCAAGCCCTTAACAACGTCATGGCGAGAAGTTCCATCGAGCAAGCGCACAGCCATATCGGAAAGGCTTTCGGCTTCGAGAGCGTCGATATCAGGGCTATAGCGGAGCATGATAGTGTCAATGTGCTTTGCAAGGTTCAAGCATTCCGCGTAAAGACGTTTCATCTCGCTTTCATTCTTGTCGAATTCGCCGTCAAAGACATTGCCAATCACGTGAATGCAGCAGCAATCCTTGAGCATGACGATGTCTTTGGATTCGCAAAGGCGAACCATGAAGCAGGCTGATGATTCCGGATATTCGACCACACCTTTACAGCGAGTTCGAGTCGAATCACCTTTCAGCCAGAATGTGATGAAGTCATCTTCAAAGACGAAGGTGCCAAGAGAATCGTTGATTCCGGTATACTGGCCAATAGTGTCCGTGTGTACAACGTATTTCTCGACCTTGGGGTTTTGCTGGTAGATTATCGCGTAATCATACCCCTTGTTCTGAGGAAAGACGCCGCCCGTGACCCAGATGCCTGGCAGTGGGATACCAGATATTGAGGTTCGTTCACCCTTGCGTCGCGTTTGGCCACGGAATAAAATTGTTCGAGTTGCCATATAAATACTTCCTTTCTACGCAAAAAGGCGGGCCTCCCGATTTCTCAGGAAGTCCGCCATGAAGCGCAATTATGAATTTTGTACGAGCGCAAATAACGCCTTTTTGTAGATGGTATCTATCGTACATATACCATTATCTCTGATTCGCACATGCTGACAAGTGGGCGAAAAAATAAAATGCCTTGTTGTCAAATTTTCACGCCCTTTTCAGCCAATGCCTGCAATTCTGCATTCTGCTTTTTGACTCGCTTCTTCAGTTCTCGCATTTTTGCGTTATAGGGTTCACGATTTTCGAATGCATTTTGACGCACTCCCACCCCTCACGGAGTGGGCTTTCCCGGCGCAGGGGTTGTAAATTATATTTGCGGTTTTTCTGTCCGTCCGAGACATATCAGGCTCACGGTAGTATCTCTTTTTGCCATTCGGCAGCACAATATACTGAAATTCATCCACGCTGGTCACCTCACTTCGAGATTTCACATTCATATCGGCTATATCTTTCATCCTAATCGTTTCGCACTATTCAGCAACAAAAAAAAGCCGCCCACCATATTGGCGAGCGGCTGCTGAAGTGTGATGCTTTAGGTAACTGCAATGTGTCCTTTGCTCTGCTTGAATGTGAGCGCGTTGGCGGTTTTAACAAGCCAACCTCTTCTTTCAGAATAGGTGGCTGTCAACAGGCGAGGATAACTGTATCCGTCCGTGGCGCTTGCTAACTGGAATGACAGGGTAAGCTCCATCTGACAGTCCAAGACGTTGCTCGCCGTGTCTACTTCCTTGTAGAACTTGGTTGATGTAGCCATGAGCTTTACGCTCTGCAAGGCAACGGCAAGCGGACCACAGTGTTCCTTCAGCTCGTCTTTCCAGACGAGAGCTACATCAGGATGCTCAATTCCAGTGATGGAATCCCTCTTGTTTCCGATGTAAGGCTTGGGGAAGCTATCGGGAATGCCAATGCCAAAGGAGTTCATAACAAAATAGAACAACCAGTTCCAATCGACCTTGTCATAGACCTGGCGGGACTCCTGCTCATCAAGCGGAACTTGCACTTTCTTCTTAGCCATATTACTTCTCCTGCTGGAATTTTTCACCTTCTGCAGTGCGGATGAACCAGCCAGTATCATTGTGGTACTCCGCAAAGAACAGGTCGGTGTAATTGTATCCGCCGCTGTACGTCTTGTAGTAGAATGAAATATCAATCTGCAAGTACGCATCCGAGTAGGTTCCATTCAAGTCGGCATAAGACAGGTCGAGCTTGTAGAAATCCGGCCGCTTCTTATACTCGTCCAGAATGTCCTTGTCGTAGGTCACGTCATGGAAATTGAGCGACGAGAAGGTCCGCAGGCGTACTTCACGATATGCCTTTCCGAGCAGACCGCATTTGTCTTTGAGATTTTCAGGCCAAGAAACTTCGATACGTCCATCCTTGCTCATCTTGGCTTCAGGGTGCTGCACCATTCCAACGCCGTATTTTTTACGGACGAAATCAAAGAGCCAGCCCCAATCGATGCTTTTGTAAAAATCGACCAATTTGTCGCAGTAATCGAGGCGCTTTGTTTCAGTTACCATGTTCATAAAAATTACTCCTTCGTTATTGTTTTTTGGTTTTAGTACCTTCCTAAGAGTATCCCGCCGATAAGTGATATGTCTTCGTATGTAGTGGAAGGTTTGTGCTTTTGGTTGTAGACAATCATTCGCAGCAAGGTGTAGTTAAACTGGGAAACATCCTCCGCACGAATGTCGTTGTAGCATGCTTTTTTGTACAAGAGTCGATTTTCGTAAAACTCTCGAAGTGTGATGGCTTCTTGTTCTCCTTTGATGAGTTGATATTTTGGTTTCGGGTCAGATGACGGAACTTCCTGAAATACGACTTCTCCGGCATTTTTTCCCGCGAAAATATCAGCAAGATATGCGACTTTCCGTGCTTCGTTCCAGGCATAGTGGCTCTGATAAGCGGGTGTCAAATCAACATTATAGAAGTACAGGAAACCCAGCAAAAATCGAACGGTGTGATTGTAGTTACTGACCGGAAGTGGCTTGTGCGGGTTCGGCTTTCCGTAGATGGAACCGATATCTTTGTATCCGTATTCCGGTCTCATGTCAGGCCACGCATAGCAGCGGTATTCGGTCGATTCGAACATCTGCACGACATATATTTTGCCGCCGTCAATTATGTCCCTGACAAAGCCATGTTGGTACATCGGAAGACTTACACTTTCATTGATGTCAAATCGATACGCGGGACTACCGGCACTTTTTGCGATGATTCGTGCTCGAACATAGTATGGGTTGCTGCAAGAACGACAAGTTGTACGGGTTACATTGTTCGCCATTTTCAAATACACTCCTTTTTTGAACGCAAAAAAGCGGACCTCCCAGAATCAGGAAGCCCGCCTTAAAGCAGAATTGTAAATTGTACGAACGCAAATAGCGTCCCTGTGGATAGTATCTATCGTACGAATACTATTCTATGCCGTTCGTACAAAAGGTCAAGAAAAGTTTGTGCAAAAAGCGTTAATGGTTCTTGAGTTTGAAAGCGGGGCGAACGCCAAAAGAGTAAGAAGCGTAGTTGTTGTACGCATAACCGTAGTTGCCGACAAGGGAGAAGTAAGTAGCGGATTCTCTGACCTTGTTCATCAGCCAGTACCACTGCAAGTTCTCATCCTTAGTGCCATCGAATGCCATACGGTTCCTGCGCTTCTTCATAGGCTTCCACTGCTTCACATACGGGCTTTCGTACTCACCGTAGTAGTTCTTTCCGAAAATCTCTTTCTCGGTCGGCAGACGGAGCAGGTCACCGTTATCAAACGGAGCCATCATATCCGTGAGTCCAACCGGGAAGAGATTCAGAATCTCACCATTCAGCTTCTTACGCAGGTCACTCTCTTCGTAACCTCCTTCATTGGTACGGGTGCTGTTCATCGGGTGCTCGCTAGGCAGGCAATCAACTAGACAGAAAACCATGCCGTCCTCTTCTTGCTGCACTGCCATAGCCTGTACATTTACACCATCTGCAAGTTTGACCTCGATGACGTCTCCGACCTTAAAAGTATCAACGTCAGACTCAATCATTCTTTTTACTTTCATCTTGTTTTCCTCCATTTTTGCGGTCTTAGACAGCAGCCATCAGATTCTTGCAGACGCTTTCCCAGCAAGAAGGGTCCGCGCTGAACGCATCCAGATGTTGCCGGGCCTGAACCAGATATGCCACAAAAGGTTCGGCAAACTCCTTGGCGAACGAATCCCAAATTCCAGACTGTTCCAGAACCTTGGCAAACCGCTCTTCCCATCCGGTGGGGTTTGCAAGGTAGTCAACGACAACAGAATCATCGAATTTCTCCAGAAGTTTCAACATCACATCGAGCGAAGTGGTATCGTTGTTCCGGTCATAAACATACTGCTTGATGGCGTTGTCGTATGTCAAGGACTGAAACCTCTTGTCCTTCATCACCTCGGCGGAGGGAGTGTAGTTCTTCTCGATGTATGCGAGAAACTTTTCTCTCATTTCAGCCGTGACCCAGTTAGAATTAGCCTGCCTATAATCGTCAAAGAGCAGAGCAAACTCAACAGACTTGCAGTAGGTCTCTTTGTGGTCAACGATGAACGCCATGAACTCGAGACCATTCTTAATGCTGAAATGGTTCACGCCCATAGCCAGAGGGAAAGAGAAGGAGCTCTGCGCGTAGAGAGCTTCGACATAATGTTCTCCCTCAGCCAAAGGAACGCGCACAAAGCGCCAAAAAGTAGTGGTTCCGAAAGTGTTGGTGACAACACCTTCCAGAACGGTATCCGAGTCATTTGCGATATAGGAATCGAAGATTTCCTTTGTAATAGTTTTCATATAAACCTCCTACCGGAATACAAGTATCCGGTCACGAACGGATTCAGCGTATTCGGAGCTTCAAGAGAACACCAGAGCGCTTCGGTGTCGAACTTTTCATTTCGACTCTCAAGGTCAACACTCAGGTAGTTCTCCTTCTTCTCATCGCAAATTGTCATGGTGGCAAGGATGGTCTCATCCTCGACCGTAGCAGACATCTCAATGCGGTTGGGCTTGCTGTTTTCGTCAGACCAGTATTTCTGAATCAGGTCTTCGATGGGGATGACAACCTTTTCGCCATTATTGCCTTTTAACGTGATTTCCATAGTGCTTTCTCCTTCTTACTTTTCGATGTAATCGCAGATGTAGTTCAGCATACCGTTCTTTTCAAGGTCATCGCCGATAAAGCCGCTGCAGGAATCAACGACATTGCCGTCCTCATCCGTGATGCAGTATTGCCAGCAATTTCCCTGCAGATAGTCGCTGAATGCTTCGAGTTCGTTGCGGATGCAGTCCTCGGCGCGGCGCATTGCTTCAAAGCGGGATACGGGTGCGTCAGCAACTCCCTGCTTCATGAAATCCTTGATGTTTGCGACCGCAAAGCCAATACAGGCAGAATCCCAAACATCATGGAACGGAACCGTGCGGAGCGCAATGCCACTATGCTCATAGATATAAATGGGCAAAATGACATATTCGCCTGTTTTCGTAAGCGTCCGCTTTGTTTCGCTAAGGTAGTAGGAACTGTCGATGATATCGCCTATCTTGTGGCGAGGGCTTTTAAGACAATAGAAAGTGGCTGCATTGCAGTCATTTTCGCGTGAGTTTTCGATGTCCGTGTCACGGCTTATTTCGAGGCACAAGTCATCTTTTAGGGTGATTTCTCGGTAATCGTAAACGGTCATTTTCAATCTTCCTTTCTGTGAATGCAAAAAGGCGGGCCTCCCAAAAACCGGGAAATCCGCCTTAAAGCAGAATTGTGAATCGTACGAACGCTGGATGCGCCTAAGTAGATGGTATCTATCGTACAACTACTATTTTATACCGTTCGCACAGTATAGCAAACAAAAAATGCCGCTCATCCGAAGGTGAACGGCAAAAATGTTATTGGGCTTGATTCAGAAGTTGACTGAGCCAAGTTGGTCGATATGTTCCAATAGGAAGAAGCTGCCCGTTGCGATATTCCGCAACAAGCACAAATCCATTGTCATTATCGAAAAACTTAGCTTCATCGCAGTACGGCAAAATTTTGAGGACATCCTCAAAACGGTGAGAAAAGCGGGCGTTAACATCCTTAGCGGGAATATCGTGTCCCCCACGCTCTACACGGTTCCGGATTCGCCGAATGCTTTCTTCGGCGGTATCAAGACCGACATAGTACAGACGAATATAATACCCAGCTTCTTTTGCACGCTTGCAAAGGCGTTTTGGGTATCCACCGGAAAGAGTTGTCTCCTGCGTAAAATTCACGCCGTCTTTCAGAGCATGCTCGATGCGTTCGACAGCAAGTTTGCCGCCTTCGTATTCGTCACCACCACACTGAGCAGTCAGCTTGTCGGGGTCTACCACGATGCCAAAATCGTTACGCTCAGAGCGCAACGAACCTGTTAAGCTGGATTTACCTGCGCCGTTTACGCCGCCAATCAGAGTATAAATTTTCATGGTATCACCTCATTTCTATTATACCATATTTTGCGACAAACAGCAAATTACACAATTAAACAGGCTTCACATCCAGCAAATGTCCGTCATCCGGTTTGCTAAGCCAGTCACACCAGCTCATGTTATCGGAAGGAAAGTCTTTCACGCCTCTGCGAACATCGTTCAAAAAGATGGCAAGACGCAGCTTATCGAGCTTGCGAATCGCATCGAGACGAGTTTCGGTCACAGCATTCTTATCTGAAACGTCTGCACCAACCTTTTTCCGAATCGCTCTTTCAGCTCCTTCGAAAGTCGAAAAGCGTTCACGCTCCATAGAAAGTTCTTCGGTCTCAAACTGTGCTTCCGCAATGAGTGCCCAGCGTTCGCTCTCACAGTTGGCAGAGTCCAGCAAGCCGGAATAAGCCTCAAGCAGTTGGTCGTAGTCATCTGGGTCAAGCTCGGTCGGGTCAACTTCACCGTGAACAGCAAAATAAGTGCCATTCGGAGCTTCGAAAATGTCGTACAGCTCGTATCGAGTTCCGCCAACCTGACGCCGCCACTGGCATGTATCAGGGTCGGTGCAAACCCAAGTCTTGGCTTCCAGCTCTGCTTGTTTCAGGTCGTCCGCTAAATCAGAGAGAGCTGCGGAAACTTTTTTGTTTTCCTCCATAGTCTCGGAAAGACTGATGGTGTTTCCCGCCGCCGCAGCAGCTCTAAATATAAACATGGCAAAGCTGTCACTGCGGTACTTTTCAGCCATAGCCGATACTTCCTCAGAAAGATGATTCTGAGAAAGACGAAAGGATTTTTTCGGGGTATGACCTGCTGGGTATTTGAGGGTTACTCCGTCACCATGAGCATCATGTTCAATCTCAAAGCCGTGCATTTTGCAGATTTCGTCATACTGAATGCAATACATAATTACTTCTCCTTTTGTTGTGTGATTTTAGATTTTGTTCAGTTCGGTATAATTTTCATTACTCCTTTTATTGCTTGCAAAACAAAAAGCAGGCCCACCGAGATGGTGAGTCTGCTGATTCTTTGCAGAATATGAATTGTACGCATTTAGGCCAAAAGGCTGTTATCTATCGTACAATTACAATTTTAGTGAAATCGCACGTTTGAGCAAGCCTATTTGTCAGACCTTGTGAATCCTCCCACGACTAAAGTCGCGGGCTTCCCGCCCCTTTTAGGGGAAGCGGCGTTCTAACATAAGATACGGTAATCTCTCAGCCAAGGTATCTGGATGGATACCTCTACCGCAAGAAAACTAATGACTCAGTTAGCATCTGTACATCTTACGCTGCTTGTGCCGTAAGTTTTTGATACTCAGGGTACAAGACTTTAAGCGTGGCAAGTGTAACTTGGATTCTACGCTCAGCTTCCGGAACTTTAGCCGAAAGCTGAGACCTCACCATCACTGGCAAGGGTTTTAGCAACTCTCTGACAAAGTAGCGAGCGCCAATGTTGTAGCTCGCACTAAGGTCACAGTTGTATCGTTTGCCACTTGCAAAAGCTGCAATGGCGTGGTTGGTTTCATCACGCTTGAGAGAACCGCTGCCATCAAAGGCAAGTTTGCTTGTCCCCCAAGCGCAGATACGCGAAATACGGATGCCGCAGCGATGCGCCTTATGTTCTATATAATCCTGTATAGAATTACGCTTCCACATCGACAACTTTTGTGCTTTACTGCCGCCGTGCTTTTTGCCTGTAAATGATAAATGTTCAAAAACAATTACATCGACAGAGTAAAGCACTGCAAACTCGGTAATGGCGGCAGCCACCTTTTTCGCTATATCATCATTCAAGGCTTTGGCGTATCGCCACATAGCGGCAGTGCTCTTGGGACCGCGTTCCCTTTGTTTACGCTTAATACGGTTTAGCACATGATACAGATGGTCTTTTTCACTTGCAAAATTGATAAACTTTCTTGCAATGACAGTTCCATCGGCAGTCATGATGCTGCACACAGCGTCGGTATTGAGGCCAAGGTCAACAGCGCAGATACGCCTATCCTGAATTTCAGTATCAGAGAGCTTCACCTCTTCTTCGAAAGCGAAGCGTAGGAAATACTTTCCGTACTTCTTTTCGAGAGTGGGAGCACTCTTTTGGCAATGCGACCAGTATTTCGTGATGTACTTCACATCGGTAGCACGCATTGCAACAGGAACCCAAACCCAGTCATTTTTGCTATACAGCTTTAAGTAGCACTGGTTAGGTTCATTGCTTTCAGTAAACATAACGGTTTTATAGAAAGTCGGGAAACAAAACCTATCGCATTGTAGCTTCGGCTCATTGCCAACCTTACCGTTAGCTTCCCAGTTCTTGTAGTTGCTGCGGTAACTGCTTACCGAGCCCAATGCCGCTTGAATAGCAGCTCTGCGCAAGTAGCTGGGAAACTTATAGAATTTGGCATCAAAATCATACTTTGCTACATTGTATTTTGTTGTATGTACCAGCTTTTCAGCAAAGTTGAATTTGGCTTTCGCCTTATCAACTGATTGAATTGCCAGCCATTCTTTATTAAAGCAATCAATCAAGAAAGAAACGGCTTCACGATACAATTTTATAGTATCATCGAACATCCGCTGCTTTTTTATTTCTACGGCATAGCTTGAAGTTATTTTCACCGTGAAGCCTCCTTTCCATTAGATTTGACTCCTTCTGTATTTCCGAGCTGCCCTAGCCTTTTGGTCCGATTTTGCCCGACCAACGATATTTTTTGATGCCTTTCGTTCTATATTTTGTATTATATGCAATTCGCACAGATGCACAACGTTTTTCTTTCTGGTAATTTATGGTAAGTATTGTGCAAAAAAATAAGACCACTACCCTTTTCGGGGCAGTGGTCTTAACTGTTATTTTTTGGGAAAGTCAATCCAGGAGTTTTCCAGCTTTGTATGAGTGATACAAATATCTAGGATTATTATTCAGGAAAATCTCGATTCCAATGTTCCCAACCGTAGGAGATAACAGACTGTAAAAGGTTCATTGGAACAAGGTCTTCGCTTACAAAAGCGCCGTTATCTTTTACGTATTGATTGATTTTTTCGCGTTCGTTCTTGCTTGCGGATTTGACATTGATAAAAATCTCTTTGGAGGTTGGCTCATAATGAAGCAGGGTATCGCAAGAAACTTTAACGGGAATACCGTTATCATCGCTGGTTCCAATCGTGATGGTCACGTTTTTTCTATCATTAAGTTCCCGTGAGCAATATGCACATACACTTTTTGCAATACGTTGAGAGTCATTGTCGGCAGCAATGAACGTATGTGCAATTTTATCAGCCAGTCTTGCAGCTTCAACTTTTTTAGGAAAATCACATGCTCGTCTGCTGTACCATACTCCTTGAAAAACAAAGCTTCTTATTACTCTATCTTTGAGGTTGGCTAATGCACTTTCAAGATAATCATTCGCGTCAAGGATATAGTTTGCCATGCTTCTAAAGCCAAAACTGCGAACAATACTCATTGCATCGTCAATTACATATTCATGATAAACCGGCTTCTTCTTGAGCATAGCATAGATGGCATACTGCTCTGCACGTCCTTCTGCTTCTTTGCTATTGATTAGGTCACGGCTCATACTGAAATCGTCGAGAATTTTCTTGCAGAATGCCCGTTCAAACTGCTGACGGAAATCTGTTAATTCAGGTTTCAATTTAGGGCAAACTTTAAGAAGATAATCCGACAGAATCCAGAACTTGGATGAATCGGCAATAAATCCGGCACGCTTAAAGCTGATTGTGCAGTCTTCAGGGAGCGGCGTGTTGTAACAGCCTTCTCGTGCGCTCCATCTAAAATCCTGCATAAGCAACTCTGTCATCCTACTGTTAACCGGGGCCTTGAAGAGCCTTAGATACGTTCCATCTTCGCAGTTGCTAGGGCAATAGAAAGCGGGTTCCTTATCTACCGCGAACCCCTCAAGATAATTTTCGTTCGGGTTGTGAAGAAATTCATAAATTCCTTCTTCTGTCAGATATTTTACGTCGTTAATAGTGGCCATAATTTTACCTCCCAAAATGTTATTAGTTGTTTGTAATCAGCCGTTCGATTCCCCCGGCAGCCACTGCTGAGGATAAGCGCGAAGCAGATTTTTCGGTACGCAGTCGTTCAGAGCGGAATGTTCAGCAAGGGCCATGTCGATGATATAGTAGTCATCACCATTGCGCATTACATCAATACTCCACTGCCCTGTCAGCTTAATTCGAGGAATGACCTTTTCCATCTCATTCAGAACGGTCTGAACGCTCTCATGGTAACGTTGGTTCAGAACATCTTCGTGTATCTGGTAGACAACGTAATCATGGCGTTCCTGTGGGCTGGCGACTTCCTTGAACTTATTCTTCATAACGTCACTGCGCCAATAGGGACTCACACCAAGAATTTCCTTCGTGTCAAAATCCACAAACACGCGATATTCGGTATGAAGCGGCAGGCCATTGTAGATGGTGGGATTGTTTTCCTTATCCTTGATATACTCTCGGACAACCCACTCATTGGTGGTGTTTGCGCCGTAGAAACTGCGGTTATTCGTGGGAGCTGCCATAGAGCAAGTCAGATGATTTAGGAGCAGGAAATACTCGCCCATCTCATCGACTTCCTTAGGCTCGTGGATATGAGCGTTTCGGAATTCGTATTTGGAGGAGTACGTGCCCGTCTTAATGAAATAATCTTCGTGTCTGTCGAGATGGAAGACCTTCTGGCAATAGCGGTTCACGATTTCTTTCGTCACGGGATTTAGAGTCTCAAAGCCAAGACGGGTAAGCTGCAGCATCGTGATGGGAACGTGAAGAATCTTCGTATCCGGCACTTTGAAGAACTTGTTACCGTACAACCCTCCTACCAGAGGCGGGAGCCAGAAACCCATAGAAATGGGATTCATCTCCAACATCTGATAAGTGAAGTCGTCAAGGTCAAGGATATCAAGACCCTGACGGAAGAGGTTGTAGTAGAGCATTTTCATGCGGTCGTTTTTGGCGTTCTTGTATTCTGCGTAATTCTGGAGCAGTGACTTGTACGACGGCTCCGAAACATCAACCATCATCAACTTTCCGGTAAGCTGCGGACGAAGTTCCTCCGGGTAGCGATTGAGCTCTTTGTTCGTCACATCCGTCACAAAATCGCGGTTGGCAGAGTATTTCACGTAATAACCGCCGTGTTTCGCATTGTAGATATACAGACGCGTTTCAGGAATCAGTTCATCAACGATGCGGTCAATCAGTGAATTGAGTTCTGGCGGAAAATAGACCTTTTTGTCGAGAATTGCTTTGATAGTAGCCGAATTCCACTGGAGCATGTTCTCATGCAGTTCTCGGCTTTCCAGGACCTGAGTCTTATAAACTTCATCAAAGGTCTTGAGAGCATCCGGGTCGGTTTTGAGCATTGCTGCAAGTTCTTCGTAAGAAAATGGTTTATCTTTTTTATTGGTCAGCATTGCACCGATTTGTGCAAGCATGTTCTTAATTTCAGCCATTTTTTGGTCTCCTTTTTGAAAAAAGGCCACCGTTCCCGTTAAGGAGGCGGTGGCTATTTGTTGATGATATTTTTTAGTTCGCAATGCACCATTCGCTGTCGGAGATATTATCCAGCCAGTTTTTGTCCATCACGTTCCCGATACGGTACTTTTTCTGAGACTCATAAGACCAGTTACAGCCGGAGACAACATCACCAACAGCGTTCAGGTACATCTCGCTGCACCAGAAATCGATACCGTCATCTCCATTGATTTCGTATTCGAGCTTCTCCACGCATGGTTCGCATTTTCTGTAGAGACTCGAATTGATGGTTTCGGCGCGGCCTTCGTTGATAAGGGGATGAAAGCGAAAGTCCGTCACCTTATCGTCGTGGCTGTATTTCAAGCCACTAAAGAAGCCTTCGCTTTCATGCGGGATTTTCTCGTGGAAGTTGTCGCTGCTGATACAAAGACCGCACATGTCGTCGTCTTTGTCGCAACAGTAGTTCCACCATTCAAGACTCGCCAAAGCAAGGTCCGCCATCTTATCGACAGCCTTGCCATTGGTGACCATATAGAAGCTGCCAACCGAGATGTTTCGCTCTTTAACGGCTTTCAGAATATACCGAATTGCCGGGATATTCAGAGAAATCTCTCCACCGCTGAAAACGATATAGCTGATACAAGCGCCTTTCTCAAAGCTGTCAAGAAAAGCATCTATGTATCTTTCCTGAATATCGACATTTTCGGCATCTCCGCGCAGGCAGTGCGCACAACACATATTGCACCGGCGCGTGATTTCTATGACCACATTGCTTACACTACAAATGCGCATGTTATTCATCTCCCTTTTCAACGTACATGAATTTGATTTCTGTTTTCGGGATAAAGCTCTGCGTGCCATCACTCAGCAAAATAGCCCAACCCAGTTCGGGAACTGCGGTCAAGCGCCAGCCAATAGCGTTTTGCACAACTTCGCCGTTAATGTACAACTTACTCATTGCATAACTCCTCCTCGTCCTCGTCGCAGCCATCCGTAAAGCTTTCGTTGCGGTCAACGACAATATCCACATCAAGCGGAGCAACTTTAGCTAGGCCATAGTTCAAAAAGAACGAGTCGGGAATGTCATCGACATCGCCCCAGTTCCAGCAGCCACAGTTGAGTTCCAACTGACGCTTGCCTTCATCCGTCAGGAGATAGTCCTTAACGGCACTGCGCAGAACGGTTTCGGGGTCATGAATCTGTTCCGGATTGTAGTTGAACTGCATCAGCGTGCATTCCGTTGCGGATAAGCCAATAACTTCATTGGCAACGACAGTAAAAGTCTTTAACATTGGTATCCCTCCTTCTTAAACGTTGACGATGCCGCCGTGCTTGGCAAGAACCGCATCCACGATTTCTACAGGCACATACCCGTAGACCGTAGCCAGCGGAGCCTCGTCGTCTTCAGCAAACGGCAGAAACTCTTCGACCTCCTCAGACAAGTAGCTGAGTTCGACCTTAGAGTAATCGCCGTCCGACAGGTCCTCACTCGGTATACAGTAGTGCATGCTGCTTGCCTGAATAGACAGGGTGAAGCCGTCTGCACAAACCGCTTCCGGACGAAGTGCAGCAGTACCAAAAATGGTCTTGCTGAAGGTTTTGCGAAGGAAATCGTTGGTGTTGAAAATAGCCATAGTAATATGCTCCCTTTCTGTGTGTGAGATGTTTCTTAGATGTACTTTTCCCAGAAGCGCTCGAATTCTTCGTTCGGCATCTGGGTTTCGGTTTCGTCCATCACGCGGTCATAAGCGTCACTGGAAATGTCGGTTCCGACAAAATCAGCAACAGCCTCATGTCCGCGCTTCTGAATGGCATCCTTCAGGATAGCCCAGCGGAATTCGTGGATGGCATCCGTGAGCGATTTGCCCTCGTATGCTTCCCAATACTCGCCTTTCTGCTGGATGCGGTAGAGCTCATCCAACGCACTGTCAACATCGTTTTCCTCCATAATGTCGGTGATGTTGTTGACCGGATAGTGCCATCCATTAACTTTAACCTCTGCATAGCTGAACGTGTCATCGTCATTAGGGCAAGCGCCGCACTCAATGTCGAAGACTTCGCGAGTCTTGCGGTTTGCTTTGCAGGGCAGGTTGAACGTTGCGCCGGAATCAAAGTTGGACTCGATGCAGGCATCGACCACATCGCTCGTGGGAGACTCTGCAGCCTCCTGATATTCCGGCATGTGCCAGACGTCGATGTTTGCCTTGTTGGTATCCTCAATGTTGCGGACCTTCAAGACACGGATACCCTTCTTCTCCATGTGAATGACGGCACGGCACAGGTCCACACGAATTTCGTGTGAATTCATAATGGTGCCATGGCCATCCTTGGGTAGGAAGATTTCGATAACTTTGTTGATATCGGGGGTCTCGGCGACGAAATAGACTTTGTCATTGTGAATTTTGAACATTGCGTTATACTCCTTTTTTATAGTTGCGCAAACAAAAAAGGCAGGCCCACCAAGACGGTGAGTCTGCCTTATGTCTGCAGAATTGTGAATTGTACGAAAGGCAGAATGCCTTTTTCGATGTTTGTTATCTATCGTACATTTTTTATTGTAGTCAGTTCGCACAGCTTGTCGAGTAAATCAGGTGCAATTTTTATGGTTTGCAAATCCCGCACGCCGAATACCCTTCCTGGATGAGCTCGTCACGTGAACCCATATAGTCGATTCTATTCTTCTGGCTCATCGATTCGACTGCAGAACAATCGGGCCTGTGAAACTTCATGGTACTTGTGTTCAGAACGTATGTTTTGTCTATTACAAGAGGTCTGCTGTTTTGTTCATCATTGGACTCTGCAGCAGAACCGGCTTCAATCCGATTCTCATCATGATATTCTCCGGTAGTGAAACTTACCTCTTTGCCATCCGATGTACAATAGATATCGCCCAGCAGGTCTGTACGATAAACCTCAACACCTTTGTTTTGCAGCTTGTCGAGTGTTTCCTGATGCGGATGGCCATAGCTGTTCCCTGCTCCACAGGAAATCACAGCATAGGTCGGATTCACTGCGTCCAGAAAAGCCTCTGAGGTAGATGTGCTTGAACCGTGATGACCTACTTTCAGAACCGTTGACTGAATGTCTTGTCCCGATGCAAGTATCACATTTTCGGCTTCCTGTTCAGCATCACCAGTAAAGAGGAACGAAGTATTCCCATAAACGATGCGCAGAACAATCGATGCATTGTTCGTATCATCGGGAACAGAATTAACACCAACTATCGTGAATTTCGCTTCCCCCAGAGTGTAGGTTTCACCCACATCCGGTATCGTGATGCCTCCGCCTTTTTGTTCCGCGTAGCTTGCAAAGTTCCGAAATGCTTTGCTGTCGTATTCTGTCACAGGGCATAGAGTCATGTCCGCAGTAACGGCTTCAAAAGCACCAGACAAGCCGCCGATGTGGTCTTCGTGCGCGTGAGTCCCAACGACATAATCCAGGTGCCCATCGGTTTCACGCTGCATGACAGAATATAAGAGGTTAGAATCATCTACATTGCCGCCATCAATCAGCATTGAGTGGCCGTCGCAGGTGATAAGAGCTGAATCCGCCTGTCCTACGTCTAAAAAGTGAATAGTAAAGCTGCCGTCCACCGAACCGCCAGCCGTCTGTTCACTGCTTGCAGTGCTTTCTGAGACGACCCCGGTGCTGGATGGACTTTCCGAGGTTATCGGACTCTGACCGCAGCCGGTGAAGCTGAGTGCAAAGAGTGCAGCGATGATTGCCGCTGTACTCCGTAAAAGCTTGTTTTTGATTTTCATGAATTCTTCTCCTTTCAACAAAAAAAGCGGACCTACCCCACGATGGGATAAGTCCGCTAAACATACAGATTGTGAATCCTACTGGTTCTTAGTATCTGTTTACATTTTATATTTTACCGAAATCGAATAATATAGCAAGCGCTATTTTTCCCCAAACTTGATGTCGATATATACAATCTCAAAGCACAACGCAGCGCTCAAGACAAATCCAAGAACAACATATGACGGATGGGTCAAGGACCAGCCAGGATTCGCAAGATATCCATGCCAGTATCTAATGTTAAGTACAAAAATAAACACCGGCAGAACCAGATACCAGATGGTTTCCAGTAGAATTTTAATGTTTTGCCGCATTTCATTCGCCTCGGAATTCAAGCGGAATCAGTGTTCGGCGCTTTCGGGTTTCTGCATACCAGAAAATAGCGAATCCTGCCAAAAATGCGATAACAATTAACTTTAGAAACTTTCTCATTACTTTCTCCTTTTTCAAATTAAGAAATGCTCAACTTCCACTTGCTTTTGCAAGCCGTTTCGCAACCGACATGATGAGCCATTTTTGGCTTTCTTCTGAAAGCTGATGAGGCTTGCACTCCACTTTCTTGCGAATTCCGCAGGCGTTTTCGCCGTCATAATGAATCAAAACGCCTATGCCGTCAGGAATCTCGTCTTTCACTTTCTTATACAACGCTAACGGCATTGCGTAGTAGTTGCAGTGCCCTACAAAGTTGTGGCCGTGGTCAGAATGAAAATCCCCTACCGAAACTTTGATTTCCACACAGGTGATGACAGTGTCGATGGTGTATGTATGTTTCGTTTTGTACAGCCTGCAGAACCGTTCCGTGCAGGGTTCGTTTCGAAAATTCCAGCTGGAGATGTCTTTAGGGCATGACACTTCCTGCGTCCATTGTTGGATGGACGGCATAACTAAGTCTTTGTCTTCGTCTTTGTACATCGACAGCTTGCAGGTCCCACATTTTGTTTCTGATGTGAAGCACTCTTGAACCCGAACGAAGTCAACAAGGCCGGATTTTATCGAGCCACACTCGACAGGTACTTCCAGAGCGTCGAAGCCTTGACGGAACGAATCAACCCGGTATCCACCATAGTTGGCAGGATGCCAAACCTTTAGCGCTGATTCTATTTTTTGAGTCAGAAGAGTTTTTGCCATGGCTACTCCAATCCTTATCGAATGATTTCATGTGCGATGATATCGGACTCCGTACAAAACACATCGCTATAATCGTCCTCATCATCGCCAGGACAAACCGTGCGTTGATACGGTGCCGTGCCTTTTCGCTCGATTTCGATGCGCCAGATACCGTTCGTATAGCGCACTACCAAAATGGTGTCGTCGTCCAGAAATAGCCGAACTCCCTTGACATCGAAGCAACCAATTTCATCGACCCCATAGTTGGAATTATCCAGGCAGACAAGGTCATCACTCGACCCGTAAATTTTTACCACGCTGCACCTCACACGGTTTTCTGCTCATCGACGACAATGCGCGGAATGAACAGAAATTCAGTTTTTCTTGTTTCAGTGTTGGTTCTCCGAATGACCGTGCCATCCCGGATGATTTTCACACCGTCCTTTTTGATGACGGGCTTTTCATTGCCGACAAAGTTCATCAGTTCCAATTCCTCGACAGTATAGTTGTCCCGGTGCAGCCATTCTGTGAGCTCACCGTCATCGTCGAAAACCGGGACAGCCTCGCTCCCCAGCGTGCTCCTTGCTTCAAACTTATTCATGGTTTTTGTCCTCCTTGCAACAATCTTTTATGCGATTTATCGGAATTTTTGGGGTTGTATCTGAACTTTGCAACATATATACAACCTCAAAGATTCAAGCCATTTTGAAATTACACAGCCTTCTTGGTTTTCTTGGTTTCGGGCTTTACGATTCCGCCGTTTGCGTCATAGACGTTGTACGGAAAATCCCCATTGTTGACACGCTTGGCAACCCGCTGCCCGGTGGCAGTCTTGTAATACTGGTTCAGGCGATTGGCAGTACGGAAAAAGGCAAACCTTGCATACTGTGTGCCGCGCTTGACACGGTTTTCGCGCAGCAGTTCGTCCCGCAGCGTGATAGCATAATGCTCGGCTTCGTTGTTGGTGAATCCAGAATAGAACACGTCCATGAATTTCTCAATGTAGATGGCGGGGACATCGTTCATGGCGGCTACAATGATAGCGGCTGTTGTGCCTGCAGAATTGAGTCCCGGCAGCGTAGCCTTCTTGATGCATTTGGTGGCAGATTCGATTTGCGTGCGGTATTTCATCAGCCATTCACTCAAGGCTTCCTCGTGACTGAGGTTGGAACCCGTGAATACGCGGCCAATGAGATTTGCTGCGGAGAGAATCGTATTGTTTGTCCAGCTCATATCGTACTCAGACATCTGCACGCGATTTGCCATGGAGCGGATGTTTCCGGAATCGATGTGCTGAGACTTGGCGGCATTAAAGGTCACGTTCATACGCACGGTCACACCGGATTCAACGATAGCAAGCAGCCGGTGCTGTCCATCGACCAGCGTACCATCGGAGGCGATGGCAATACCCTGATGCGTTGTATCCCAATGCCCTTCTCTCATGTCCTTTGCCATCTTTTTGACTTTAGCGACGTTGACGTTTCGATTATTGTCGTTTCTTTCAAGCCATCTTGCCGCCTGTTCGGGCGAGATTTCGTAGCCGTCCCGAGTCCTCTGATTAAAATTATAGCGTCCCATCTGTAATTCCTTTCTGCCTATGTGGGCATATGTCTGATATTTGTTATGTGATATTCAGAAGGATTTTCCGATTTGTGATTTTATTTGTGTTGGAAAACAACGTGCAACGTCCTGAAGCTGCGCTTGATACACCTCCTCTCATCGGCAGTAATAATCAGCCGAAACTGAGCTGTTCCGAATCGGTCGAGAAGAAAGCTGCCTTTTTCTTAGCCCGTTCTTTTGCGCTCTTGCTCATAGGCTTCTTTGCCCCATCCAGATGATGCTTGCTCTTGTACGAATACCCTTTCCAGGCAGCCTGATAGGAGAGGTATCCGTATCCGTTTGCGTTGTCCAGGACCTTATCGGTAGCCGTCTCGACCACAACATAGCGCGGCTGATTGGGCTTTGAAAGTTCAGGACTCTTCACGACACGGTAACTCTTCTTTTCATCTGCACCGTACTTGGAAAACGGCAGTGCCGATTCCTTTTTGGGTTTGGTTTTTGCCTTAGCGCTTTCGGTATTTCCCTCGACGGAATCCACCAGTTCAGAATCAAAGAACGCTTCATCAAGCGGTACATTAGAATTGTTCTGCTTCTTTGCTTCCTCGATTTTCTGATACATGGCATCTTCGGCGCGGCGCATCTTCCAAACCTTGATGAGGGCTTTTTCCGGGAACGTGATGGTCAGTCCCTTTTCCGCCAGCATCTTTCGGACGACAGGCGCAGCGAAAGACTTGTATTTGGCATACGGTCCTTCTTCGTGCTGTTCGATTTCATGGCTCGCCTGCGTCATGTATTCCTCAAATGCCTTGTTCTGGTCGAGCCAAAACTCAACTTCGGAATAAGGAGAATCACGGTCCACGGCTTTCTGTAGTTCACAGCTTTTTGCATATGCAAGACAGGCATCTTTTACATCGGCAAAACCAAGCCCTAAATTATCGTTCAGAGTGTTTCGGCGTGCCCCGTCCATCACAAAATAGCGAGTTCCCTGCTTGATGATGGCGATACCGTCGCCGGAAGTGATGGCGATGGGTTCTTCCGCATATCCGTCGTCAGTCCAGCGGTCGATAATCGATGCCGTATCCTGTACAAAGCCTTTTCGGCAGGTGTAATAATCCGCGCCGTTGTAAGCTCGTTTCGTGATGCACTTGAGGATTGCGTCAATCAGAGCGTCCTTATCCTTGATTTTTACGCTGTACATCAGGTTGCTTTTGACGTTCCAGACAACGCCATATGGAAGACCCAGCGCAATCATAGAACACGCACACTGCAGAAAATGCTTGTGTGCCAGACTGCTGATGAACTTGATGCAGTAGACGGTGTTGTTCTTTACGACATCCGCAAGGCCCGAAGTATAAATTACTTTATGGTCATTAGTATGGATGTCGATATCTCCGCGTGCCTGAACATACTCATCGGGAGTGAACACGGTGCCAAGCCGCATACTGAGCGACATTTTGGCTTTTGCGTTCACAAAAGGAGGCTTGACCTGTTTTACATACCGGCACTGATTCGTTTCAAGCGCCGTGAGCAGCAGAACCTTATCCTCGACCGTTGCCCCCTTCTTGATTTTCAAATACTGCATATCATCATGCAGGTCCATATAATATGCAAGTGCGTCATCAATGTCGTAGGAGTTGAAGAACCCTGCCTGCATATAGATGCTGATGCAGGGAGACAAGTCAATCATGGCATCCGCTGCCTGCACATCGATGGTCGTATTGTCGTTGTGCTCAATCGGTGTGACTTCCAGCAGCTTATAGCAGGCATCCACATCTTCGATGAATTTGTGGTCGAACATCTCGGAGAACGAAAACGGATGCCGGAACACGCAATTCATCCCAGTTGGAGTCATCAGGGATTTATCGCTTAACGGATGGTCATAGTTTACGAAGATAATCCGCTGTTTTCCTCGGCTTGCTGCAACACAAAACAGATTTCGAAGAATCTCGTATCGCGACATCGGCTTGTTTGTGCGGGACGACCAGTATTCTTCCGTGAAATCGAACACGACACAGATAGGTCGCTCCATACCTTTGCTGCCGTCAAAAGTCGTGAAGATGCCGACATCTGAGGAAGGTGCTACCGCCTTGTCTCCGTCATTGTCCGCGATACTTGCATAGACATGATGCTTGTCGTAAAGGTTTCCGGGGCGATTTTCCAGGTCATTGAGAACCTTCGTCATAGCCCCGATTCGAGCGCCCAGGCACAAAACATCTTTCGGGTTTTGCTTGTTCAGGAACTCCGTCACCTCATCGACCGACATCTGCTCCACAATGCAGGAACCATTTACGCCGTTGATGGTCTTGCCCCAGATATTGCCGAGCCGTTCCGCCAAGTCATGGGAAATACGGAAACATTTTGTGAAAACAACCTGTTCATGGCGGCCGAGGAAATCCTGCATGAACTCCCAGACATCCAGTGCCGTATCATCGTAGATTTTTTGCTTCATATCGCCCACAGCAACGATTTGAAGGCCCGGGTTCTGAGAGCGGATATATTTGAGCAGTTCCGCAATCTCGTCATTGATATCCTGATATTCGTCAATGATAAGAGTATCAATCGGTGGAATCGGAATCTTCTTTTCTAGTACCATGGCAAGCTGCTCGCCCTGCCCACAATTCCGGATTCCTTTCTTGTTCAGCAGCAGGCTTGCAAATCCGTGATAGTTCTGAACCAGGACATTGCCATTCTTGATTTTGTCTTTGGCATCCAGTTTGAGCAGTCGGTTATAGGTCAAGTACAAAATACGCCGTTCTGGCGGGTACGCATCACAGAGCACATTGATGGTAGATGTTTTTCCGCTGCCAATGCAGGCGTCACACAATACGTTCTTGCCCGACAGTGCCAAATGTACGAACTTCTGCTGTTCGCTTGACAAGTCGTTCAGTGTCATAGCCATATCTCCTTGAAAAACAAAAAGCCCCGGCAGCATCCAATCCAGAAACCGCCAGGGCACAATTCTTATCTTATTAGGGTTATTATATCCGATTCGCACAGATGTGCAAGGTTTTTTGCTATGTTTTATTTTTGTTTTTTTGCAAAAAAAGAACGCCCACCCGCATTTTGCGGATGAGCGCATAATCTTGTACAACCTTGATGGTTGTTGTCGTTGGTGTTCCGCTTTACACGATACGCCGCAAATATTCCTTGTTGATTTCCACCAGAAGCTCCTCAATTTTTCCAAAGTCAGGTTTCGCAGGAAGTGCAGTCTTCCTTGCATCATCCTGAAATCTCTTTTCAAGCGCATCAACAAACTCGAAGAATTCCGGTGCATACGACCCGTCTTCACGCAGGTACTTGCCGTTGCGAATCGCCAACAGCTCTTCTCGCTCTTTGTCCCGGCGAGTGATGATTTCGCCCTTTTCCAGGATATCGAACGCGGTGTAGTACAGCCGCACAATGTGCATCGCGTGTTTGTTGATGTGGGCAGCATCTTTTTGTGCTTTCGGATGCTGCGGCTGCTCATACTGGTCGATGGTCGTAGTCAGACTCTTTAGCAGGGACTTGAGAGAGGTGACCGGATAATCGTTCAAATTGCCGGAAATCAGGAGCGGATGTTTGCCTTCTTCATCCGCATCTTCGCTGATGGAGATTTCAAAAATGTCATCCTTACCCCAACCGGCAATCGACCGTTCCAAGCTCCTCTTCTCAAATTTGTTCTTAAATGCTTCTGGCGAGGTCCCATTCCGAAGAAGGCCCATCTGCAGGCGTCTGAGCTGGTCGTTCGCAAATCCGCCGTAGCTATAGGCAATGCGGCGAGTCAAAAATAGCTCTTTGTTGTCGAGCAGCATTTGGCCTTCCGGTGTCATATTAACGTACAACTCCGGGTCATTGCCAAGAAGTTCGATAATGTTGGGGTTGCCCTGCACAAGCAAACTGACGAATTTGTTGACCGCGTAGATGACGGTATCCGTTTGGTTATCGATTGCCTGCTCAAAATGATTGAATCCCAAAATTTCAGGCGAACCGGCCACGCCACGGATATCGATGTCAGAGCCTTCAACGTTGGTTCCGTAAGCATGGCTGCCGCCAAGCGTCAAAAACAAAATGTTGCTACCCAAGTGTTTGTTGGTGCGCAGGAAGTTGTATTCCTCACGTTGGATGGTTGCTTTCATTTCTGTATTCGTCATAGGTTTTTCACTCACTTTACTGCTGGTTTTGTCGCTGCCTTTCTAATAATATTATCCCACCATCGTGCTTTTCCCGCAACAGAAGGTACTATTTGTTTGCAATTTATCCATATTTATGCTCCCTACAAAAAGGAAAGACCCCTACCAAATTTCGGTAAGGGCCTTTTTTGCTATCACTTTTGAAGCTTCCAGATTTCGACATTCAAGTCCGAGGCTTTAGCCGCATCGCTGATGATGGCGAGAACCATGTCCCAGTCACCTCCAGCAAGGCCGCAGCCTAAACCATATGGCAGCCGGATGATTGCGCTCTGATTCTTTTGAGCACAGTCTCGGAAAAATGAGAACAGTGCAGTCGCCAGCGCAGCATAATTCGTCTGTCTTTCGCTCCGACCATAGCCATCCTGGCCAAACAGGTTTACGATGTACAGATTCGGTTCTACCAGGACCTCCTGATACATTCCGAGCTTGTTTCCGTCGCTGCCATAGCAGAGTCCCAGATACCGCCGATACACGACCGGCCACTTGCAGCGGATTTGCAGAGCGAGTCCGGCACCCATCACGCCACGGCAATTCACCTGCTGGCAAATGTAGGTCAGTTCGTCTTCAGAACGTTTGGAAAGGATATCGCCGTCAATGAATTTCACGCTCATCTCACTTACTCCCCTTTCCAAATTTCGAAGCATTCCCTGGATAAATAGCATAGTCTGTGCCATAATCAACGTTATTGTCTCGGTATACGAGTTCCACATTAGACATGCTGGTATAAAAGACCTTGTCACGGTAACGGCTATCGTTGATTTCAAATTTAATGTTCTGGCCGTTGTCCACAATTTCGTAGCTCACAAGGGCAGACACGGTCCAGATGTTATCGTAGCGAAAATGGATGTAATTGTATTCCGGTTCCGTATCAGCGCTTTCCGGTGTAGCCAATATCTGACTCGGAATGTCTTCGAGTTCAGACATCGTGGTGCTTGTCACAGTGCCGACAGCTTCTTTGCAGCCAGCCAAAGGCAAAGCCAGGCAGCATAATGCCAAAGCAGTTCCAATAAATCTTTTCATAAATTAGGGCAAGGAGACCCGCGACTTCAGTCGTGGGAGGAATTGCCCGTTCACATCCTTTCAATTAAATAATTTGCTGCGGGCTCTAAAAGTCGCAGCTTTTTGAATGTCACGCCTTTAGAGATGCTCGTACCATCCAGCTTTTTAAGTGCAAAACTTCCCGAAGAGCGGCGGCCGGATACAAAGCATTCTTGCCCTTTGTAGAGAACCTTGTCCCACAAGCGGTAGCCTTCAACGATATAAGGTGTTTGACTTCTTTTCCGGTAGCCACCTTTAGAGAAATTTGCTTTATGGGTTTGCCGATTATGGTGTCTGATAGCCTTTGTACGGTAGCAAACGCTGCAAGGCTCAGCCAGTGGATGCTTGCTAATACAGCGAGCATCGTTTGTATGACTCTTCTTGATGTCATTTTGCTCACGGCGCATTTTAGTGATATAGCCATAAGTCCTCTGAACAGGGATAGGCAGCTCTTCTTTCAAACGTGTCATTAAGGTTTTGCGCATGATTCCCATGAAAGCAGCATCACGAAGAGGCTTGCCGCGTTCCTTGCCGTCAAGGGTCACTCTTCCTTTGTGAAGGTTCTTGTGGCATGTGGTACACAAAGTAACAAGGTTGCTTGGAGCGTTGCCGCCAGTCTTACGGCTTTCGAGATGATGTACATGCAGCTTGACTACTTTTTCGGCAGTATTATGAGCACCACAGCATTGACAAGTGTAATGGTCACGCTTCAAGACATACTGACGGACATTGTATTCGTCGTACATCTCGCCAAGCTGATAGTCTGTTCCTACAGGAAGAGGCTTTCCAGCAAGCATTGCCTTCAAGCGCTGCGTGTCAAACTCTGCTGTTTCTACTCTTACAAGAGAGATAGGCAAAATTTTGCAGATATGCTTGATGACGGTAATATGCTCTTGAATTTTTACCTCAACCGAAGGTGCCAGCCAACCTTTATGCTTGCTATGGACGCGATTATCAAATCTCGGTGCGCGGTAACGGGTCTTACGGTTGCGTCTCGAACGGCGGTTTTGTTTGCGCGTAGAAAGCAATTCTGCTACATCGCTGCGAGGAGTAAATTCCTCACGGTAGAGTTCGCGCTTCTCGGTAGATGCAGACAAACCAACATGCTTGCTGCCTGCGTCAACGCCCAAAGTGATAGGTTGTTTGTATCCCACGCTTCCGCACAGGAGCTTGATTGTAAACGGTGTGCGCTTTACAACGCATGCTTTTTGCTGTTTTAATAGCAAACGAGCCTTTCCGGGTGAGCACGGCATCATAGGCTCGCCGTGCCTGTTGAGTACATACACATATTGCATGATGCCATGCTCCTTTCTGTAAATTAGCAGCTAAAAAGAAGCTGCTCGCTCCTCCGAAGAGGGTTAAAATCCTTCCCCAAGGTTATAAACGGCTTGATGCAGCCACACCTGTCGGCTTTGCCTCAGCTTTACGTGATGTGTTGCCTTAGAGCGCACGGCTAGGATTTACACCGTACGGTAACTGTCTATTCGCTTATAACGGGGCGCAACTTAATGCGCAAAGGGTAGTCAACATATCCTTGCGGACACTTCTAAAGTGCGGACTTGCCGGAGCAAGCCCGCGACTTTAGTCGTGGGTTATTGACGGTAATTTCCTCCGTTTGTTTTTATTGTACGCAACTCGCACAAAAGAAAAAGCTATCCAACAGCCATAAGGCCACTGAACAGCTCAATGTAAATCCTATTTTGTCCTATTTTGTGTTTGATATCTGTCGTACAAATCTGATTGTACGAGTCTCGCACATCAGGTCAAGCCATGTCGGCAGCTACGCATCCCGCCACCTACGGTTTCGGCGACGAAAAAAGCGCAGCTACGCAAACAGGCAAAAAGAAAAAGCCGCTCACCAAAAGGTGAACGACTTTCAAGCCGGGCCAATTCAGCCTTGATTCATACTGCAGCTAGAAACAAAGCTTAAAGGCAATGCTTAGGGAAACATGAAGAATCACTTCTTCATGCTGCGGGTGTACTCATCCACGGTGGATGCGTTGAGCTTGGACTGGTCTTCCTCCGTGTTGAAGCCAGTTGCACTCGCAACTTCCTTGTCGAAGTACACCTTGCGGAGACTCTTGTCCCCTTCGGCACGCACGCAGTCAGGGACGCGCACGAGAACCGGATGGTCAAGGTCTTCGGTGTCACCGTCGCCTCACAGGATTTCGGTGACAATGTGAGGGCAATCCTCACTGGGGAGAGCGACGTGGGCAAAACCGGTAGGTTCACCAGCTTCGTTTACGCCTTCGATGTTGATTCCGTCCGAAAGGACGCCTTCGCCATCGACCTGGGCGGCGATTTCGCAGCCGTTCTCGTCCTTGACCACAAGGTCAAAGTGAGCTATGTTGGCTGCGTCAAGGATGCCGAGAAGCTTCAGGGCGTCCGCAAGGTTGATTTCGGTGGGTTCCTGGCTGCCATGACGGGTGGCACGGATGTAAAGATTTTCGAACTTCATAATTATTACTCCTTTTTTACAGTCTACGCAGAATGTTTGCGTAGCGTTTTCGTACTTTCGTACGATTTGAATTGATTAAGCTGTTCCAAAATTTAGAGCAGCTTGCGGATTTATGTTAAACACGGGGACAAGTGTTTCCGTGGAGAGTTACGCAAAAGAAAAAGGACAACCTCGGAATGAGGCTGTCCTTGCAAAAGCGGAATGTTAAAAATGAAGGTAAGTGGTATCTTTGATACAATAATCATCATAGCCATCTCGCACACCTTGTCAAACAAAAAAAGACCCCGCCCGCATTTTACTGCGAGCAGGGTTTACTTTTGTTTGAGATACTTAGCCCTCAAGGATGAAGGTATAGCCGCCCTCTTTCATTGCGACAAGACCCTTGAGCGTCTGGCACTCGGCTTCGTCCAGGAATGCCTTGATAGTCAGGCTGGTATCTTCGTTATCCAGCCAGTTGGGGCGCAGGTAGCTGACGATGTCATACAGAGCTCCAACGGCGTGAACAATCAGCTTTTCATTGCCAAGTGCTTCTCCAACATCTTCATCTTCGCCCTTTACAGGGACGCTGATGGAAGCAGAGATGCTTTCGAGCTCGTTGTCGTCATCCTCGCGGAACGCGGTTGCTTCGAATTTCAAAGTGCAAGTGTACATGTTGGCATTCTCCTTTGTGTGTTTTGGGTTTCTTCTTGCACTTTTAATTCTACGCAGCTCGCAAGACTGGTCAATTGCTCCAGTAGCGTGGAATCCGGCTAGGTCGGATTTCTCAAAAAATTCTAATAATTTTCTATATTGTTGCGTTCCACTTCTTTTTTCAAGGGTTTAGAGATAAGCTCCGGTACCTGTCAGCTTAATCTCAAGCAGCGCCACAAGCGCCATTCAGAACGTTGTATCGTATGATGAGAGAGCGCAGCACATTAGCAGTCATCATCTTCTTCGACCCTGTAGGTACAAGTGTCTTTGTTCATAGTTACGTATACATCATAGAAATCATAGAATTCATCATCAACGTCAATATCCAGCACCAGACATTTTTCTTTGCCGTCCAATTTATCAGGACGAAGACACTTCACGAGACTATACAATTCGTGAATCATGTGAGAAATTAGTTTATCGTCATAGACAAACTTGTCGATAATCTCTGGATTGTAGGGAAGTGAAAAGTCTGCACTAGAGCAAAGAAAATCCGGCATAATGATTCCTTCGCTCGTAGTATCAGTGGATTTCATACTCAATTTCATAGAAACAAAACAAGATTCTCCTTTAACTACCATAGGGCTTCCTCCAATTTTATCTTATTTGATTATTGTCGTCTATTTTTATTTAGCGGAATCTTTGGTCTCATTTGCCTCGATTCCCACGATAGTTGGGGCTGTTAGGATTGCACTGGTTTGCATGATTGTTCATTGCAGCTGTATACGCACTATTATTTGGATTGAGCCGGTTTGCGTGGTGGCTATATTGTCGCTGTGTGTGAGCTGTGTTGCCATTCCAATCGTCATCCGGTAAAAGTAAATCGTCGTTATCGGTTGAAGTATCCTTACCAATGTCTTGCTGCGGTACGAAGGTGGCGGCAATGGTAATAGTGTCACCATCTCGGAGAGTAACCTGCACAGTAGCAATATCTCCCACTTCGGGGACAGAACCGTTCTGGGCGGATGTGTCGGGGTTACGCTGGACATCCACCTCGACATCGAGTGCCGGGATGAAGACCACAATAGTCTTGGATGTGACGGCAGTCACAGAGCCGGAGTAAGTTGATTCACTTCCGTGATTGCTCTTGCGTGTGGTTTTCTTAGTATTGAGCATTGTCTTCTACCTCGCTAATCTTGTATGCTTCATCGTCAATATAACACAGTTTGCGCCTTTCCATGTTTGGGAATATATCAGCAAACGACTTGTCAACATCAACAAAGTCAGATTCATCAGTTACATACTTTCCCCTGCTGCTCGGCTTCAGTTGTCGAATATACCCGCCATTTTTTTTGAATTCTTCAAAGGTATAAATCCCGACAACGTTCTTGTCTACCCAGCATCTTACCTGCATTTTGTCGTTGTTCATGGGCTCAAAGTGCTCGTTTGCAAAGACGACCAGCAGAGGCTCTGCCGAATCGATGGTCAGGAACCGATAGCCAAAAACCTCGTCTTTCATCGCTTCCGATTCTGAATCTCTCACGAACGGAGACGGGATGCTGATGCCGTATCTGTTTCCATCTGTGCCAGTGAACATGCCGCACATAAAATAGCGATATTTCATCACATCCTCCCTATCAACTTTACTTATCCGCCTTCGCCGAATTGCACTTCTTGCACAGCATCTGCAAATTGTCATCCGTGGTATGTCCGCCCTTGCTCCAAGGAATGATGTGGTCACCTTCCATATCCTCATAGGCATACTCGGTGTTGATGCCGTTCGCAACGCACAGCGGACACTTGTGACCCTGCCGCTCGTAGGCACGGAGCTTCTGAGACTCGGTAAACGCACGCAGGGACAAATGCTTTTCGTCACGCCAAGTACGGTCAGAGAGGATGAACGGGATGATGCCTGCCTTCTTGGTTACATCATCATCCAGCACGAGTTTCTTGATATCAGCTTCCAGAGCGTTGCTGTTGTACTGCTTAGTATGATACTGGTTATAGAGCAAACCCCATGCTTGCGTATCAGTAATTCCCTTCCGCTTCGTCGGGAACAACATCTTCGCCCAGTTGATGACAGACTGGAAGTAAAGCCAGAGGTCATTGGCGTCCTCGTCATGCTGGTGAACCGCCATGTACATCTGCCCGGATTCCAGACCGTCACGGTCAGCAATCCACGCCAGTGCCTTTTCCAGCAACTCCTGCCGAATCGGGTTGCCTTTCAGGTATCCGTCAGCCATCTTCGCAGCAACACAGTTGCGTTTCGAGAAGTAGTTCTTGGCATCGGCCAGCCACGGTCCTGTATAAGTAGCATTCAGCAGTTCCTGCGGAGTCAGAACTTCACCAGCGATGTTGATGCGCTTAAACCATTCCAGCTTCTCTGCCTCAGTACCTTCGCAGACATAAACCGTCAGTTCATAGTCCAGAATTGTCTGCTTTTCCTCGTTGGTCAAGTTTTGGAAGAACTTATCGTTGCCATTGATTTTGATAGGAAAATCCTTGTTGATGTACTGAGCAATAGAGACGGTACGCTGCTGCCCATCAAGAACCTCGTATGTGTCAGTCCCGGTCTTAGACCAGTACATGACGTTCAGAGGGAATCCGTTCATTACGGAATCGATGACGGCTGCACGCTGTTTTTCTCCATAAATGAACTCGCGCTGGAAAGACGGGCGAATCGTAAGGCGGTCGTTGTAGCCAAAGACTCCGCCATCACCATTGTCCTTGTAGTTCTCGACAAGGTCAGATACCTTGATTTTCGTTTCTGTGATTTTCATTGTTGTTCAATTCCTTTCTATGGTACTTGCGTCTTCACAAGCAAATTCGGCATCAATTATTGCTGTTATAGCTTTTATAAATTTTTTGACATCTTTTACACTTCTATCTGGATGATTGTTTACAATGTGCGTAGCATCATTTCCAAGCCACGCCGATTTTTGTGCTAATGTTTTAATTTGCTCGTTATCGATATAATCGCGTATTTTTTTGCTGAGAGGGAGGCTCGCATCAATGGTTTCTGCGGGTCTATTTTTCCGTATGTAAGCATCCACCAAAAACTCTAATGCTCTCCTGTACCCCATACCACAAATATCATTCAAATTTTGCGCTTCTGCGATTTCAGTTTGATTAAATACAGATACAAATTCCGCAGACAAATTGGTAATGTTTTGAGTAAATACTGTAACTTTTTCAAAAGGAAACATGGCAAGTATTTTGCATGTATATGATAAATTTTCCAATGTTGTTTCGTCTTGCTCGATTGCTTTATGTTCACTCCAAATTGCAAATAGCGAATTACACGATGCACATCTATAAACTGATACTACTTTGCATTTTTCGTATTTTTCTTCTCCGATGTTGATGTTGTTAATTGCCATTACCGGGCTCAAATCATCCGACATTACTTTATTGCAGCATGGACATGTATCGGGATGAGGTACTTTAATAGGTGTGCTTGGATAGCTTCTCCACGGTGTTGTAACACACTCAAAAGGAGAGTACGAATAATTTGATGTAACGCGTGAATACATATCCGCGTTCATCGTGGGATATTCAATCAGTTTCATTGCTTTTTCTCCTCTCATTATTTACAAAAAGAATAAGCACATTACATTCAATTTCAAGCAATTGTTTTCTTTATAAGGACTCGCATGTATGGAACGATTGCTTTACCTTTGTCATCATAATAGCAAAGGTCTGGATGACCTTCTTTAATTTGGCCTTTTCCGCCTTGTTTGTAATACGTTTCAACGAATTTCTTAGACATTCCTTCATGGTTAAGATATCTACTTAACTCCACAATTTCAAACTGCTCCGGATTGTAACCATTCAAGAATGTAATCGGCACACCCATTACACCTTGATAATCCATCGGAATATCGGCGACCCTATCCACGTTGATAGCGTCGTAGTTATCATAGTGGGGGTAGCGCTCCTCTGCATCCGGCAGCGGATTCCCGTCATCGTCATAGTACCGCTGCCAGAGAATCAGCTTCTCGTGACGTTTCTGGATGTCGAGGTTGGTATACCACAATTTATTCCCGAACTTCTTGATTGTCCCGTCAGGTTGCGTGAACTCTTTTACAGAAGAATATCCCAGCCAGATTTCATTATCTTTCAGCATCGGGAAAATTTCTTTGTATGTAATCCAGTTGAGGTCCCCAATAATAACGAATTGCTTATTGTGCTCACGTAGATACTGGACATAGGCTCTAGCTAAGCTGAATGGAGGATTTGTGACTACGGTGTCGCACTCATCCAGCAGGTCAAGGCATTCTTTGTTCCGGAAATCACCGTTGCCTTCCAGCGGAGTCTTGACTCCGACTTCTACATTGTTGTCATCTCCGCCCTCGTACTCCATTTTATAGGTGGGTTCTGTACGGTCGTAGTGCGTGGAAATCAGCTTCTTTAAGCCAAGTTCTGCAAAGTTCAGGTGGAAATACCGCCAGAAAGCGGACCATGTCGGGTCATCGCAGTTGCAGAATACGACCTTGCCCGCGAAATGCTTTTTGTAGTGCCGTAGTTCCTCTGCAACATCCTCGATTCTGGTATAAAACTCGTCGTTCTTCGCGTCCTTTGCCTTGTGCAGATTCTCATTCTTTGCCATGTCTATATCTCCCAATAAAAAATCCGATGCTGTATTTTGCATTGGAGTCAAAAATTCTGCTTTTCTTTGTGCCAATGGTAGCCGCCACAGTAACCCTGCTTTTTTTCAAAACATTTCCGTAGTGATGTATAGCTTACGTTGTACGCTTTTGCCGCTTCTATCATTGTAAGAAACGTTTCGCCCGTTTCGTCACAGACTATAATTGGAAGCGTTTTTTCTAAATCAAAGCCGTTTTGTTTGAGCTTTGTTCTTAGGTGAGCATCTGATATGCCCATCAAATCAGCTATCGCTTGTATCTTGTAACCTTCTCTTAAAAAATCAACGGCCATTTCAAAATTGAAGTTTCCATTTTGGCTTCGTTTTTTGTTTCGCTTCTTTCTTTTATCTGCTGCTTCTTCATCTGCAATCAATGATATAGAATATCCAGACTTTCGAAGAAGCCTCTCTATTGTGTAATACGGCAATCCCATAGCATCGCCTATCTCGCTGGCAGAATATCCGTCTTTACACATTGCAATAGCTTTATCTTTGTCGAAAAGAGCAGATGCTGTTCCGTAATTTGGCTGAGCAATTGCTCTGGCGCTCAACCCATTTTCTTTTAACCGGCGATAAAAAGCGGATGAGTTCATACCATAGTGCTCTGCTATTTCTTTCGATGACATGCCATTTTGATACATTTTCAGTACGTCAGCTATATTGATTTCTTTTCCGAGAGTGCTTTTGCGGCGCAGATATTTATGTTCGGCTGCCGAACAGCGGATTTCCGACAAATTTGTGTCTCGCCTCTTCAATTCTCTCCTTGCAGAAGCAATAGAGGTATTTATAGCGTCACACGCAGTCTTTAATGTCATTCCTTGCTGAAGCATTTCTACAAGCATAGAGTAGTTTTCATCTGAAAAACTCTTTTGGCCGCCCTTAAACGTATTGAAACCTTTTTGTTCATTGCAAGAATCGGATTTTTCTATCCAATATCGTTCTCTGCTATCAGCGTCATCAGCAGCACACAACTCTAAAATCTCATATTGGAATGCGTCCGCACCTTTTTCTTGAATAGCTCTATCAATTGCGCTATGTTGGTTGCACTTGCAGGTTCTATGCGAACGCATACGAGCGTGGAAATTACTGGTTTGTCCTATATACATTTTTCCTGTTTCTATTTCAGTAATAACGTATATATATTTTTCTCCTGTCGGAGCTTTCCCGGGTTCGTTGTTATATTGCTTATACAAGTATTCCATAATTAAAAAAAACCCCACGCAGACATTTTCATCCGCATGGGGACCACAAAAGAAAGGAGCCGCAGAAACTCAATCTCTACGGCTCACACTTATTTATCTTATATTTCTTATCATATTTAATTCGCACGGATGCACAAGGCAAAATTATGGCAAAACACTACCCCACACAAATAACGAGCGATAAATGCGTGAAAATACACAAAAAACGCACGCACACATTTTTAGAACGCACGCGTGCATTTATCACGACTTTTAGGGGCCACATAAGAAAGAGCCGCAGAATTCCTAATCTCTGCAGCTCACACTGATTCATCCTATATTTACAATAATATTCAATTTGCACGGATGCACAAGGCAAAACTGTGGCAAAACAGTGGCAAAGTCATGGCATAGACAAGACGCACAAGGCTTGTTCCGCTGCTGAACAGGAAAGACTCAAAAATCAGCCGTCACACTCAAATATGTCATCTCGTGTATTTTCTTGTCATTTATTGTAAATTCTTGCTTGCTTTTTGGTGCGGGATGTGCTATTATAATTACAGAAGATGACAGCATTGTACACCTAATGACATATTTGAAAGGAGTACACCATGATTTCTGTTAACCTCGCCACACCCGTGATTTTCTATAAGCAGCTGCCCGGCATCGCTAAGAAGCTGGATGTGGATGCTGATTTTTTGAAAGGCTTTCTCACCAACGCCAGGTGTTATGTCGAGGATGCCGGAAAAGGTGAAGTGCTTGAGCTGGACAACTCGGCCGACACGATAACGAAAGTTGTCGCAGCCCATGAGAAGCGTTTCTATGGCGCGGAAGCCATTGTGGAATTCGCCAAGAGCAAAAGCGTGGATATTCCTGCACTGAACCATTTTGAACTTGGTGCAGATATCTCTGCCCATGCAACGAAGGGCCAAGTTGCCAACATCACTGCATTGGCCGCACGAGTCGAGCGCCTCAATAGTCGGTACAAGAGTCTTGCCCGGCTTGAAGCCCCGGACGTCATCCTGATGAACGAAGCAAGGATGGTGCGTGAGGCAGTAGAGCAGCTGGAAGATAACAGCGGTACATTCTCCCCGGCTCTTGACCAGAACGGGGTTGCCTACCAATCCTTGAAGGATATTGGGTATTCTCTTGTCACCGGTTGGGACAAGTCGGTACTTGAAAAGAACAGCAATAAGGATACGGAGGCCACCTTTCCCAAAGAGCCCGACTTTCAAAGGCTGGCATCGCTGGTCAAAAAAGCCATCGGAACCCGAACACAGGGTAAGTTTGCGTTTCAGGCAGGACTGACTCGTGGGTATATCAGCAGCCTCGTGAATGGCAACGCAAAAGCTCAGCCGACCGAAAACACCCTCAAGAAAATTGCAAGCGCAACGGATGCTGTCACGGAGAACGAGCTTCGTATCGCCTGTGGGTATGAGCCCTTGCCTGACGACGGGAAAGACAAGCTCTCTATGCAGCGTGCAAGCATGTCTGATGACGCATGGCAGAAAGACAACGTGGATGCATTCCTCTCTTTTCTGAATGAAACGATTCCAATGTCCACTCCTCTTTCGTCCACTGAAATTCTTCAAGCTCTTTTCAAGGAAAAATACGGTGACAAGAACGGCCAGATTCTGCTGGAAAAGGTCTCTGCACCCAGCAACTATCACGCGGAAGGTTCGGCCGCAAACGTCATTCTTCCTATTCGACTTTGCTGGTTCAGCTTCAAGCGGATGCTGATGCAGACCCTCTATGTGGGACTTATCGGGCATTACAGCAAAAACGATGAGCTGTACATTACCGGATACATTTCTTCTGTGAAAGAGCTGCATGACGCGGTTCCGGCGCTGCGAGGCGGCATTGATGCGGCCTATGACGCGAGTCTGCCGGAGGAAATCGACATCATGAAGTTTCCGGTATTTTACACGGCTTCCAATGTTCAGGAAGCATACAAGCGGGTCCAGCAGAAAATCGTCTCCAAAATTGACGATTACTTTGCCAGCGAAGTGAAGGTTCGCGTTTCCGGCATCGGCTTTTATACCGATACCCTCTCGGATGAAAAGTTCGTGGAATTCATGCGCCTTCATAAAGCAGCGCTGACCGCTCCTTCTGCTCCTATCGAACTCCGGGACATCTATGAAAACGTTGTTGAACGTCACGGCCGCCCTGAGGATTTCCTTGTGGAAGACAGCGACTTTGACTGTAAGGCTTCCGTTATCGCCTATGTGATGAACAATGAGACGATTCTCTGTGCAGGACAGGACATCTTTGACGGGATGCTGGGCAGCAAAGAAACCGATGCAGAAAATTGCTCTTGCGTTTCTGTCTCTGACAAAGAGTTTGCCCGTCTGCATTCCAAGTTTGGCCTCAAGAAAGAGGACGTCCTGGAAGCCATCAAGGCATACGCGCAGGAGCTCGGTCTGGAGTACGGCCCCGTCAACTACTTCATGATGTGTGACCCGAAATATGCAAACGACCTTGGCGAGGTTGTTCAGTGAGTCGTTCTGAATGCGGCAAGATGATTTGCTGCCCTATCGGTTGATACAAACAAAAAAAGAAGGCTGCTGCCCATGATGGGCGGCAGCCTTTTGTCTTTGTAAAAAAAGAGAACGAGAACGCCGTCAGCAACGGAGTCCTCGCAAAAGATAATTCTTTTTGATTACACCTTTAATTACATGGAACCCGCAAGCCATTGCAAGCATTATTTGGCCGCTTGCTTTTTCAGCTTGTCCCTGGTTTCCATCAGAATGATACCGAGCCGATTCTGGCCCGGGATGTTCCGGCATTTCGGGCAGTGGCAGTTGCCCCAATAGTTGTCATGCCAGCTGGTCGTGTCTTCCTCAATAGGCTGCGTACCCGTTTCGAGGAGGCGCTGTTTGAGGTCCTCATTCTGCTCGAATTTGGCCATCACCACGCGGCGCATTACATCGTCCCGGGTTTCGTCCCAGTTGGCAGGAAAAGCCACATGACGGCCAAAATGCTTAGCCGTTGCCGGAGGCATGTCTGAAAATTGTTTGCGCTCTTCCAGCGGAACCTTGTGGCTCTGAAACGCTGCTTCGGCATTCTTGTAACGAATCCCATCCATCACGAATTCGCAAGGATAATAGTTACTCATAAACCAGTAGCGAGGGGTATCTTTTCTGAATCGAATCATACAAATTCTCCTAATTTATAGCTCAGGCAGCGCTTTTATCGCTGTCGTTCTTCTTTTCTGTCGCCGCATCCGAAAGGCCATCGAACAGCTCAACCGCCGTGGACACAAACAGCTGGCTCTGAACCGTGATTTTCCCCGGCTCCGGAGTCCGCTCTTTCATGTGCGCAGCAGCATTATAAATTGCCGCCAAAACCCCATGCTTCATCAAAACCACTTCTCTGATATCCGCATTTTCAGCGGCAAGGAAGCTGGCGAGGTTGTAGGCCCGCCCAAGCATCGGCTCATCGTACAAAGGAGCATTGCGCTGAACCATGGTAGTATAAACAGCGGGTTGTTTCCCGGAATCGCTGAACCGAATGCCTCGAAAGCCAGAACTGACCTCATACAAAAGCGTGAGGCGTTCGGTCAGAAACACCGCCGTCTCGGCAATTCTCTTTGCCGTTTCATCAGGGAACGGAACGGCATTGTCCTGCTGTGCCGCGTGCAGAATTTTTTTGGCTAAAAGCCGTTTCGCATATTCCTGCACATCGTGGTCAAGCTCGTAGCAAATGTGGCTTGCCGTCTTGTCTGTACGCATATGATTACCTCCTAGTTCTTGCGGCCTTCTGCTTGTCAACCCACGCTTCAGCTTCCTCTACTGTGGCATACACAGCCGTCTCACCGCGCCGGGCAATCTGCTTTCGGGCATTCTGTGCTGCCTGCTCACTCTTGTAAGTTTCATAGCCAATGTAGGACCCATCCCATCGGGCAAGGCAGCAGTAATATTCGTGGCTCTTGGCGGGAGCTGTCGGGACAAAGGGAGGAGGTACTGCGGGTGTTGCCTGAGTCGGCTGTGCGGCAGAAATCGGTGTTCCGGTCTTTCTGGCAATTAGATTCTGCTTTTCTGCCATCCAGGCATCAGCTTCCTTCATATAATAGAAGTACTTTGCTTCACAATTGTTGAACAGCGAATAATACATATTAAGCATTTCTTTCTCGCTGCTGCAGACCTTCTTGCGTGCTAAATTATACCCTGCATCGTAGTAGCAGCAGATGAAAGCATCCCCACGCGGTGCTTTCTTCGTCTCATCCTCCTTGTAGTCTGGATACAGCTTGGCGAGGTCGTCCGCCGTATTCTTTTCCGGGTCCAGCGTAGATGCGTCGAACCCATTTGGAAGCTCCCAGTCATGAGAACTGATGACGTTCAGGAAACTGCTTGCATACTGCATTGTCCAGCGCCCAACATGGACGAACCCAAAACTTTCAAGACACCGAATCTGTTTCGGGGTAGCCATTCCGCTGGCTCTGCGAGCAATGAGTCGTTTGAGAATTGCAGCGGCAAGGCCCTGAGATTTGATGGCATCCCCTTTTACGCCGTAGCACGAAATACTATCGATGATGTCATCGGAAGGCTCCTGCCTCTCACTCTCAAACATCGGCTGATAGTCGTTGAGTTCCGGCGCTTCGATGCTGAAGATATACTGCAGAGGGTCAACGAGCCCTCTCGGCTTTTGACGCTGTGCCTGGAGTTTACGCTGAATCGTATCCTGCTTTTCGAGTTCACACAGTGCTTTCCGCTTTTCCTCGTCCAGCTCAGTCTGTGCTTCCTCGATTGCCTCAATCAGCCCCAATTCAGGACTCCCGAAATTCTCCTGGCTATTCGAACCGGTGAGTGCCGCATCCGCCAGCATATCGGTGGTCTTTTGTGCCACTTCTTGGTCTTCACAGAAAATATCAGCAGGATGGCAAAGACTATGTTTCTTTGTCAGCCACAGGAAATCCAGCACGAGAAGATTCTTTTTCCCTTCACACAGACGTGTTCCGCGTCCCACAATCTGCGCATACAGGCTGCGGCTCCTGGTAGGACGCAGGCAAATGATGCAGTCAACGGTCGGGCAATCCCAGCCTTCCGTCAGAAGCATCGCGTTCGTGAGCGCCTTGTACTCGCCGTTGTCGAATCCTTTCAGAACGTCCTCGCGGTCCGCAGACGCGCCATTGACTTCTGCAGTCTTGAAGTTCCGCTTATTGAGGATATTGCACAGTCTTTTGCTGATTCGTACCAGAGGCGTAAAGATAACGGTCTTTCGGTTCTGGCATTCTCGTACAATGGCATCCGCAATCGTGTCCAGATACAGGTCAAGAACATTGCCGAGGTCCTGAGCACTGAAATCACCGGCGTTGATATGGACTTTGCTGATATCCACCTTGACAGGAATCGTCTTCGTGTTGATTTTGCAGAGATAACCTTCCCGAATTGCATCCGGAAGCTTATATTCAAATGCAAGACTATCAAAGATATCAGATAGGGATTTCATGTCGCTTCGGTCGGGTGTTGCGGTCACGCCCAACACTTTGGCATCGATGAAATGCTCGAGAATTCCCTTGTAAGTTTTGGTTGCCGTGTGATGCGCTTCATCAATGATGATAGTCCCGAAATAATCACGCGGATACTTCATTAACCGATTCTGCTTAGAGAGAGTCTGTACACTGGCAACCACGACCATCTTATCGGAATCGAGCGCCGAGCTTTGTGCTTTCTCTAACGCGGTCTCTAGCCCCGTCACCATCTTGAGCTTGTCGCTTGCCTGCTGTAAAAGCTCTTCCCGGTGCGCAAGAATCAAAACGTGTTCGCCCTTTGCCACCTGGTCGTTCACGATGCTTGCAAACACAATAGTTTTGCCGGTTCCGGTCGGCATCACAACCAGCGTTTTCTTATTCCCGGCATCCCACTCCCTGTGAATCGCTGCAGCAGCTTCCTGTTGGTAGGGCCGGGAGTCAATCTTCTTTGTCATTGTCATATTTCACCTAAAAAAACAAGCAGGCCCGAAATGAGCCTGCCTTACATTTTCCCAATTTAGTTCATTGCCCGCTGCATCACAAATATGATGCCGGTTGCCAAAACCATAACGCCAATGTCTCTGACAACGGTTCCGACCCGTTTATCATTGGTAATGTCCTGATTCCATTCAAATCCCCAACCAATCATAGCGACACCAACCACAATCAAAATAACACCAACAATCGTTAAGCTCTCTTCTGATAAACCGTACATCATGCATTTCCTTTCCGCAAACAAAAAGCCCCGCACAAGCAATTCATGCGGGGCAGCGATTCGATATACTTCTACTTTATATTTGCTATTGTACGCAATTCGCACAGATTAGCAATAGAAAATTACAAAAAATTCCCGCATGAGCGCTATCACTCACGCGGGAAAATGCTGCTTAGTACTCGGTGCAGAGAACCGTCAAAAGGCTGGAGAAGTAGTACATTGCGATGGTCGTGATTTTCACAGCATCGCTTCCCTGCCCGTTTGCAAGGCGTGTAAAAGTTCCGCCGTTCTTGAGTCGGGTCATGGTCAGGTACATGAGCATATAGGTGTTCACATAGACGTCTGTATATCGCTGACCGTCGTCCTCGTAGCGCTGCGGGATACATTCCTGACTCAACATTTCAATGAGCTGATACCAGGATTTCAGGAACAGCGGGCTCTTCGGCTCATTCAGAGCATTCTGAGCCTGCTTCTGGTATTCCTTCAAAGTCTCCTCTTTCAGAGGCATAAACTCAACGTTCGCAAACTTATCGCGGTTGTAGTAGAGCCACAGCGTAGCGTTGGACAGGTCCATGCAGATACCGGCGAGCTTCTCCGCCTTTTCATCTTCCAGCTGAGTCACCGGAACGCTCGGGTCATCGATTTCGGCATCTTCGGAAGTCATGTCCACAATCCGGTAGCTGTTCTCCTCTGCCCGAATTTCAGAACTGACGAAGCGCTTGAAATCGTCAACGAGAGTCCGATAAGCTTCGAGCTGAGCATTTTCTTTCTGTTCACTCATGTTTATATCTCCTATTCGTTCTATCTTGGATTTTTATTTATTGTATGCGTATCGCACGTTTTTGCAAGAGTTCTGGCCCTAAGCACATTTTTGGCAGTTTGTCAATGGCCGCAGAATATCAAAGTGCTGTTAAAGTTCAGGCGGAAAAACGTTCTGGAACCAACAAACCCGGGCTCCCGCCTCTTGCATTTGTTTACCGCCTTTTTCAGCCTGTGTTCTGGCTGTTCTTCTTGACATCGGCTGCAACCTTCAAGCGGCGTATGTACTCTTCCAGTTCCTCCAGCGTATAGGTCTCTTCCATCTCAATCGGATTCTTAGCGTCTTTGGGCAGGTAGCTTTTCGTGCAGACGAATTCAGGAGTTGTCACGGGACAATCCAGAACCGTTTCATCGTACAGTTCCTTCTCAATGTTGCGGTAGAGAAAGAACGGGATATGCCGTCCGCAATCGTCATCCGATTCCGTCCATTCCGGGAGTTCCTGAATCTCGCGGCCATATGTTTCATACAATACCGTGTTTGCCCGAGCATTGCCAAGCAGGGTATTGTACAGCTTGAAGTTTTCCCTCACTTCACGGCGAAAGAACTTCGGGAGCGAGAACTCCTCGAATTCCAGCTTCGTATCAGAACGTAGATAGTAGCGGTACTGCGCCTCGACCGGCATGAATTCAGTCGTGTTGTTCAGTTCTTTCAAAGCGTTGAGTCGTTCACTCGTTTTTTTGACATTATGTCTTGCAAAGCCCAGATACGCTGAAACCAGAATCATTAGAATAAGAGCAGCAAAGATAATGACGATGAACCATTCCTCGCCTTCGATATGCGGCAGGTGTTTCAGAATACTATCCTGGATAGCATAAGGAAGGTCATCGAACCATTCATAGAACCCAATCGGGTCCTGATAAGTATGGGAAGCCATATGTTACCTCATTCCATCAGTGAATTACCCCGCCTAAAGTACGCTGCTCCGCTCCGTCCTTATAGACGGGGCTTCCGGAGAAGACGAAACTAAAGGGTAAGGCTTAAAGCTATTCACAAAGCTCTATCCCAGAGGGATTACATTTTGCCTTTTGCTTTCAAACGCTTGATTTTTGACTTCCTGATACCTTTCGGTTTGGCAAGCTGCTTTTCACGATTGCGTTTGATGCTCTCTAAATCGGGATGGCGAATAATTACCACACTGCTAAAATCCGGTTGGCGAGACGCAAAAGCGTCAGGAAACTCTTTCCGCAGAATATTGGCGCTGCCGTTCAAGTCAGCGTTGATGATGGTGCCGTCAGCTGCTTTATACAAGCCGCGCTTGATGCGCCTGCCGCTGAATGTAGGTTCTTTGGCCTCACCGTATGTAGGAATAGCATCATTGTCCAAAAAGGAGGCTTTTGAAGTGTAAGATTCCTCACGCTCGATAACGCGGATGCCGCACCATTCGGCGCGATAGGTGATATTTTCAATCAGCTTATACAGCGGAAGCTGCGTAAAGGTCTGATTGTTCTTTTTGCCCATGTTAGCGTTTTGCTTCCAGCGGGTATTGTGGCCAATGATAATAGTATCAATATCGTTATCGCAGCACCAGTCGATGATGCGATTCCCTATTTTGCTGATGATATCATCCTACATATAATTATTGTCAAATCGCACATTGCAGCAAGTAATAATGAACCAGAGTCAACTCTTAAAAGCGGCATTCACCCCCACCTAAGCCTTGCGGCTATAGATGGGGTACTCTGCCTTCAATTCTGATAGATAAACTTGCATTCCCGGCGTTCCCGGCCATTGCCGCACCAGTAATGCCGCCAGCGGGGAGTTTTGCCTTCCCCGTTCTTCTTGTATTCTTTGGCCGCATTCTCACCAACGGTATATGCCTTGACGTTGATGCGTTGTGCTTTCCCTTGGAACACGAATACCGGGCGGTCACGCTTTTTGGAAGTTTCCAAGCGGACATCAGGGTTCTTGCTGGCAAGATAGTTGGCGCACAGGATTGCCAGCCGGACATAAGGTGTGCCGCCGTCAAAGACCGAAGGGACTGCTTCCATCACAGCCGGTACGCTGATACCATTTACTTGCCGCTGCCCTGCTGCCTTTTCCAGGTATTCTTTCGTGCTCCGAGTTGCTTCCGTCAAACTCTGATTTTCCTTGGCCCAGGCAGGCAGAGTCAGGAACGTGAAATCATCGTGGCTGCCCTTAGTGGGGCCGACAAGAACGATACCGAAAGCTGTGGTTTTCTCTTTTTCGTCGAATTCCACATGCACGAACATACCGTTGTAGTCGTAGCTGTCATACACCGGGATAAAGAAATCACGAACCGGGAGTCGCTGCAGGATATCCTGATGAATTGCCACGTCATCCGTATCCATCAGCATTTTCTGAAACTCGTAGTCAAAATCATAGACCGTCTTCGTCTGATTCCAGCAGCCAATGGTAAAGCAGGGAAAAATCTGCGCAGCCAAAACACGCTCAAAACCCGGCGTGTTCATTCTCTGCGCCGCTGTCATGCAGCACAGCATCGCGGACTTGTTGTATTCTTCCAGCGTTTTTCCACACGGGTCACTGAATCCAAAATGGTTTCGGGTTTGTTTGGTAACGGCATTCGCCGTCAATGCGATTCTCAGCTGTTCATTGGTCATTTGTTATCCTCCAAATTATTTTTGATTTTTGCCATATGCAAACAGCGCTGGACCATCCCAATGGTGAATTTGCGAGTCGTCAGTACTGTCATGAGCTTGCCTTCATTACCCTTGATAGTTCGTTCCAAAATGTTCCAGGATTCGCTTTCGGGCTTGACATTGGTATATAAGTCCAGCGGAACATACAGCCACGCGATTTCACTGTCCTGCATCACGGCGTAGGATTGTAGGATTTTATCAATTGCCTCCACGCCGACCTTCCAGCTGGTGATTATGGTCCGGCTGATATCGTATACAATCAGGTGCGGTGCTTCATTTGCTTCCGTATCAACTTCAATGACATGAGCAATATACGGTTTCCCGTCCACCAGCTTATACCGATAAATGATGGACGGGATTTTCTCTCGAATCAATCTGTCATGTTCAAGCGCCAAGTCCGCGTACTCGCCCGTTGCATCAATGATGATGACTCGTCCCTGACAGGTCCTCAGTGTCGCTCTAATTTGCTTGCGGCACCAGGCAGAGCTGCTCTCTTTGTACTCCGTCGAGACAAGAAAGAAATTCCTGCCCGGTGTGATAATGGGTTCATAGCTCATTGTTTATCCTCTGTAGCTTTTGTAATTCATTCACTTTTAATTGTCTGCAATTCGCACAGTTTCGCAACATGATATTGTCTGTGAATACCAGTTATCGGAGTCATAGTCCTTTGACAAAATTCGGGTCGTAGTGGGACAGGACTTCCTCGTTCAAGCTGTATTCGCAGTTGATAGTCGTTGCGTCATCCACATACATGCCTCGGTTTGCGTAGTATATTCCATCAATATAAATGGCGAACATGACGGACGGCATCAGTGCCTTTTCATTCACTGCGTAAATCAGGTATTCATCCAGATTATCCTTGACCACCGCGCTCTTATTGATTTGGGCGATTTGCTGTCCGCCAAGAAATACAGGGCAGCATACTCCTTCTTTTCCAAAACCAATTTTGTAGCTCTGGTATTCCTCGCCATACAGCTGCATGGCGATAGAATTGTATCCTTGGAGGAATCCGGTTTTTGTATGGATGACGGAAATCTCGCCTACCGTGCAGTTGTTCTCACGGATAGCAAAAGGGTGTCTCAGAATATCTTTTGTGTTGATGCCGCGCATGTACGCCCTTGCGTCAGCAGCTGGCATGTATTGCAGCAGGAACTTGGAATCATTCAGCCGGATGCCATAACCCTGCCGTAGCAATTTCGGGATATAGTGTGCCTGCCCGATAACGGCCTTGCCTTTCACGATATCGAAGGTGAACTCATATCCTTTCGATTTGGTTTGCTTCACAATCCATTGCAAGACTCATCGCCTCCTTTTGCCTTCTCACTCGCTGGATAACCTTGTAAATACCAGGAACCGAGAGCTGATATTTTTCGGATAGTTTCTGCACCGGCACGCCACTCTCGTATTCTCGAAAGATATTCTCATTGCGGGGTTTTTGCCGAATTTTGATGCGCTCATTTCTACGGTTTTCAGTCAGGCCCGCATCGTTGGCAACCATGCTGCAATATCCTTCTGCCACGTTAAATTTCGCAATCATTTCCTTGAGAGGGACACTGTTCTTGTATGCCGCAAGAATTTCGGCCTTTCTAGCATCCTCTACCTGCGCCAACTGAATTCTGGCCTCCTGTTTCGCGTCGTCTAACGCTCGATAGCATGTACGGACGCTCAACCTGTATTTTGCGGCAAGCTCCTCAATGGAATAGCCGTTGCCGTAGTCTTTCATGATATTGCAATTTCGCTCAATCAACTTTTTGCTTGCAAATTTTGAGATGGTACTCAGCTCCTTTGCTTTACGCTTTATTTCTGATTGTCTGCAATTCGCACAAATGGGCAACTATTTTTGCGAAATAAGAAGGCAGGCTCCGAAAAGAACCTGCCATGCATATTAGAGGTTAAAGATGCCCAGCCAGCGCCGAAACTTGATGCCGAACAATTCCTGTGCCTGCTCGTAGTTCATGATAAGCTGGTTGCCGCCAGAAATCTCTGCTTCGAGGGAGTTCGGCAGCTCATCTGCAATGTATTTCAGTTCGTACCACGGTCCATCCGGCGGATAGGAGTAAATGAGCCTGTTCTGCTTCTTATCGACCCGGAACTTGCTCGGGTCAGCCTGCCATGCCAGTTCGATTTTCTCAATTGCAGCACGACCAATGCTCTCATCACCCATATAGTCGTTATAGTACAGGATACGCACATAGTCCGGCAAATCGATTCCGCATGCCTCGAAGATATCTGCAATGACACTAGACGAAGCGTGGAAGATATCCGGGAAGTATTCCTTGCCATTCGCATTTTCACGCATTTCCGTCGTCATCTCATCGATGCAAACAAGCATTCGGCGGACATATTCGCCATAGAACGCGGTTGTCAGCTCCGACATACTCTCATTCACACGCTTCGAGTTCTTGGCACCGCGCTCGTTGTCGATTTTAGCACCAATTCGACAGATGATAGCACGTTTCGAGAGGTCTTTTGTCAGCGAGGTAATTTTATTCGATGTGATAGATACAGCAGGATAGTTCACGAGCCTGTCCGAGATACCCCATTCATCGTTCTTGATTACCCGTTCTGAATGGTTCTGAAACTGGGTCTTGGCGAGGTCGTCGATGTTCAGCGGCAGTCCCTCACAAACTCGTTTGAGGCCGTCGATTCTTGTGGCTGTGAAATCCTCCGTCGTGTTCATCTTAACGGTCTCACCGCACATGAGTTTGACAAGAAATTTTATAAAGGTCGTCTTGCCGCCGTTTGAGTCGCCGTATATAACGCCGTACATCGGGAACAGCTTCGTATCGTAGTTGTTCCTCGATGCGAAATACCGCAGATACGCCATGAACGGAGTAGCCAGATACCAGGTCATGTACTTGAAGTAGTCCTTCTTGGCCTGTTCGACATCGCCGTAAAAGTAGTCCATGCCTGAGAAGAACTTCTGGATGCTCTCGATGTTCTTTGCCACCTCGCTGAGATTCGGATTGAGGTCGATATTTTCGTCGTTGAAGGTCATGGTCCCGGCATCATAGTCGATATGTAATTTTGGGAGCTGCTTAACTGCCTCAGCTGCCACACGCCGCACCTCGGTATATCGTTTCCCGAAAACGCGCATCGGTTCCGCTGCCACTACAATACGATTCGCCTGTACCGGCATCTTAGGCATGATTGGCTTGACGAGTTCCTGCATTTTCTTGACATCGGCAGCTATCTCGTATTCGACCTCATCCTCAGGCTGTGCCTGTTCCAGAAAGACAAGCTTCTGCTTTTCAATAGACTGAAAGACGGGCACTTCTTTGATGTTCTCTTTCAGATAATCTTCCTGGTTCATGGTGTTCACGACTGCCTTATAGGAGACATTGTCGGAGCAGGTCTCCTTGAAGGTCTCGAACAGAACCTTGTAATGCGAAAATGCCGCCTCGTCATCGAAGCAGACGATATTCTCTCGCTGAATGCCGCAAAACGCCGATGCCGACATATTCGCACTGCCGGTGATGACTCGGACACGCTTATGGTCAGCGCTCTCCAAGATAAAGATTTTCTCGTGCGATTTCGTGTCTCGCGATACATACAGCTGCAAGGACCCGTCATCGAGGCGGTTCGCAAGGTTCCCTGCCGACTTAGACTTAGCGAGCCGCTGCACGCTGTCGATTTGCACCGACATGATGGCAGCAATGTCGTTGGCGATGATTTTCTCGCATCCGAACACGACTTCCGCATACGAGAACTTGTTGATGACCTTATTCACGAACTCGATACCGGACGAAAAAGTGATAGCATAGAGTCTGTCGAACCCGTCAAACAACTCTTCCCAATTCGTTTCTACCGTATCAGCATATACCGCCTTCACAACACTCAACGCCTGCGTGGAGATGCTCGCCTTTGCCTTCGTGGTCTTGTTCGCCACGAGTTTGAAGGGCTTATCCGTCTGCCCTTCACTGTCCTCCATGTCCTCGCCGGGGTCCAAGAGTTCTTCCGGGCCTTCTTCGGTATATTCGGGGCTTTTCGATGCCATCATGTCCATGAGCGACATCTGATTTTCCAAGTCGTTTGTTTTCCTTCTTGCCATTTTGTGCCTATCCTTCCTAAACAGATTTGGGTCATTTGTTGGTTTGGGTATAAAAGCGAGCGGTTACTTTTTAGCAACCAATTATTCATTCATGGTTTTTGTTTTTTCGGTTAAATCTGATTTTAGGTATTCCTAGTTTTATTTTACCACTTTAGCTGTCCCATTGTCCGGACTTCAAACCACTCGGCGCAAGTATTATCCGCCTCAGCTGGATTTCATTCGTCTTTTCTTGTATCCTCTTCGCGTTTCGTTTAATTTCGTGTTGTTTCGTGAATACCAAAAACAGCCGCCATATTTATTGCAAATACATCCTTGCATCGCTTTTTTGTTCTCCAATTCCCATTGTATGCAATTTGCACGGCTGTGCAACTGCCCACAGAGTATCAAACTGCTGGAAAAATCGGCTCGCTTCGCCACTGAATCGCTGTATTCACAAAACAAAAAGCCGTCCACCCAAAAAGATGAACGGCATATATTTTTGCAGGATGGTTATGCTTGCGCTGCTTCTGTTTTTCTGCCATTGTACAAGGCGGCGACCATATCGACCGCCTCATCCATCGAGTGGCACTGGTAGCTGACGACCGTGCCGTTTCCGACCAGCATGTTGCCGCTGCGCCAGAACGCCTTCGAATCGGTTGTGTAAATGATGCTGCTTTCCACACGTAGCTCTACGTCTCTGTTTGTCATGACCGTTTGCATATTGTACCTCCTAGAACCTTCGACCGCCGTACAGTCCCACGACCGTACCCAGTGCTTCGTCTTTCGACTGACAGTTGTAGCTAATGACCTTGCCGCTGCAGGTCAGCATCCTGCCGCAGAGGTTGTAGGTTTTGCCGTCCGATGCAATGAAGAGATTACCGCAGCAATTCACCGTCACGCCTGATTTCGTATATACTACCATGCTCTCACCGCCTTTACTGGTTTTGTTTGTTTTGCGCTGTTTCCCTTTAGCCCGCCGTACTTTGCCAAGACTATGCACAGGGCATCTCGGATAGTCTCGGCGTTACCACAAATCCAACCGTTTTCGTCGATGATTTTAGACCCCTGCATCCAGTATGAGGTATCATCTGAGGCGAAAACTGTTTTGCCGTTGAGAACCAGCGTTACGCCTGATGCAGTTTCGATTTTTGCTATGCTCATATTCGTTCTGCCGCTTTCCTGTGCCGTTTTTCTTTTCTTGTTCGGTTCAGCCGAAATCAACACTATGCCGTCCGGCGTATAAGCCGTTTCCGTAAGCTTTATTGACGGCCTTTTTGAGCTCCTCTTGAAACTCCTGCTCTTCCATTTCGTTCTTTCTGAATGCTTCCGCAAACGCCTTGTACAAGTCATAGGTCTCTTTGTCGGGGTTAAATGGTGCGGTTCTGTAGTATTCTGTTACGAACCACTTTTTGCCATCGATGCTGGTCAGATAAAATCTTGTATTCGGAATCGGAATGCTTCCCATCATGTCAATCACCATCCTCCACGACCAAGGCGAACCCACTCGGTTTTCGTGGTGTGCGAAGTATGATGAGCATATACTTCATATTGCAGCTTGCGCTCATACTCTGCTCTTGACGCTTGTTCTTCCTTCAGCTCCTTGACTGTGGCGAGCAGCTTATCTTCTCGACCTTCCGCTTCACCCTTGGCAAAAGCTGCTTTTTCGGCTTCTTCGATGCGCTGGTATCTGCTCTTTCGCTCTTTCTCGATGTAGAGTAACCCGTTGGCTACTGCATCAAGGAACGCTTGCATCTCAGATTCCGGGATAGGTTCTTGGCTTTCTCTGCTTTTGGATATACAGCAAAAGCCCTCATCGTCGTAATGGATGAAATAGGGTGAGTTCGGAACCTGTTGTACTCGCATAGGGCACTTCTTCCTTCCGTCTCAAAGACAATTTGCCGGGACTGTCTCCCGTTGCCCGCTGCTCGCCGCGTGGAGGCTGTCTTTTGGAGCAGCTGCGCGGACAAAACCGCGCTTTTGAGTTACATCTCTGCGTTAAACAGGTTGCGGAGCTTGTAGGTGATATCCTCGCTGTTGCCGACGATAGCTGCCGCTTCGTTGATGGAAGCGAGCTCCGAAAGACTATCCGCTGCGTAGTTGTAGCTGATGGTGTAAATGGGGATATCCATACCGGCAATGATGTTCTTCGTATCGGAGAAGCCATATCCGGTATTGTTGTCACCGTCCGTGAGCACAAAGATGATGGGCGTGCAATTCCCACCCAGTTCCTGAGATTTCTGGTAGATGCGGTCCATAGCAACGCAAAGACCGTTGTACATTGCGGTGCTGCCGTTCGCATCGAGGGAGTTCACGGCACCCTTATACAGAGTTTTCTGGGTCAGAGAGAACTGGTTAATGGGCAGGTATTCCCTGACATCTGAATCAAAGCCAATGATGCCGATATAGTTGTCGTCATTGATATACTGGATGGTGTTTATCATCGCGGTTTTCAGGGCATTCAGGGGTTCGCCGCGCATCGAGCCGGAAGTATCGACAACGAACTCTGCCACAATAGGAATGCCTGAGTCCTTCTCTTCTTTCCAGACACTCTGAGCCTGTGCGATGGTGTTGCCATCGTATGCCTTGCCTGTATAAGCATAGTCGTCAAGACCATTGAATCCGTCCTTGGTCGCCTCTGCCTGGTTCTGAGCGCAGAAGGAAACGAAGGCAGCAATAACTTCCTTCTTCTCCGCAGAGACATTCCCGATGGAATACAGAGGATTATCGTGCCGTACACCGAACGGGATGAACTCGTAGTTGCGCTGTAAGGTCGGGTCATTCTGATAAGACTGATACTCCATGACAACGCCGTCCACGATGCCCTTGTCTGCCGACTGGACCATCTGCTGGGTCGTGAAGGATACGAGAGGGACGTTCGCTTGAAATTTCTGGAAATTCTCAACAGCAGCCGTATCGACAATCGTATCGCTGCCGCTGCTCGCAAGAGCCTCAAGCAGAAAATTAAGACCCGTAGCACTTGTGTAGGGGTTCGAGTATCCCATCATGAGTTTGCCATCGATGGTTGCGTTCAGAACGGAAGAAACAGACGCTTCACCGTATTCAGAGCGAAGCATATCCCCTGTCTTCTTTGATACGAGAATACCCGCCACATTGCCGACCAGACGGTCAGCCTCAACGGTCAATTCTACGCCCTCGTTCTTCACCAGCTCGCCAAAGAGCGTATTTGAGGGGGTATAGCACTCGGGCTGATACTTTCCCGTCGAGATGTACTCAGCCGCCGTACCGGACGGAATGGAGCGCAGGGAGACACTCATAGTCTTGTCTCCGGAAGTCTTGTTGTGCTGGGCGTTGAACTTCTTTGCCATTTCGGTCAGGAAAGAATCTGAGCCGGACTCTGCTGCTTTCTCGCCAGAGGAAAAGATTTCGATGTTCACATCTCCGTTTCCTACGACCACGAATGGGTAGGAGGATTCAATGTCGGGCAGTTCATCCTTTGCATCAAGGAATTCAGAGACATCCAGCTGCTGAGGATTGACCTTGACCTCCTGCACGCCGATGCGCTTCATCTTGCTGCTCAAGTTGGCATATGCCTGCTCGGACGTCATTGTACTAATGCTGACGTTTGAGTCCCTCATCACCGTCATCGAAAATACTCCGAGAACAACGCCTACCACAGCAATGGTTGCAACCACAGGGAAAATGTTCTTTTTTGTCACGTTAAATTTCTCCTTTCAAGTTGTTATATCGTTTCATAGCCTCACGACTGATATCTTCATCCTGTTCAATATCCTGCGTCGTCTTGTTAATGACAGCATCGAGCTTTGACATTGCGAGTACAACCTCTGTATCCCACGGATTCTGGGCAGAACGTTGGTTCAGAGCGTATGCTAAAGAATCCAATCGGAGGATTAAGCGCTCATTGTCATGAACTACCTTATCCACGGTACTTACGATACCATTGTAGATTTCTTTCTTTTTCTGCGCTTCTTCTTTGTTTCCAAACGAGATAGAGCCTTGACAGAAAGCCTTGTATTCCGTTTCATCAAACATTGAAGCCGAGCGAATCGCGTCATCCAGTCGGTCATAGAAGATACGTTCTGCGGATTCCAATAACGTTAGGCACTTGGCTTGTTCCCCGGATGTCTTGCTATCCTGGGTCATGCTGTAGGCAACGGCCATTTTTTGCCCGAAGCGCCGTACCTGATACAGCATTTGGTCAGCCTGCTCTGAGAAGACGCTTTTTGTCTTTACTGCCGTTTGAATTTTGTTGGTATACAGCTCTTCTTTGCTTGTAGGCCGTTCAGATGCAGCAGAAGCCGCAGCTTTCTGCTTTTTGAGAAAATTGCGATATGCAATGTAGGCGCAGAGCAGCAGGAACAGGACTGGCGTGCCATATTTCGCAAGGAGGATAAGGAACAGCGATGTTCCGTGCATGTATTCGATAGTGTAATAGGTGCTGATATAGGTTTCGACCATGTAGACTATAGCCGCTGCTATGATAATCAAACTCACGCCGAGCATTAACTTCACCTCTCCGGTTTTACTCTATTTGCTATCAAGAGGGCTTGATACGAAGTATCTTTTGCTTCTAATTATCTTCGATTCGCACGATTCAGCAACAAAGCCTTAACATGCAAAAAAGACAGTCACCCTAATTGGATGGCTACCATGAACTTTTCGTTTGCGTCACAACAGAAAAAAGGATGGCTCTTTCGAGTCACCCTCTTTTTATTCGTTGTCTTTAATCTTTGGCCTTTTTGTCTTTCATGATAGCCTTCTCTTCTTCGGTCACATCCGGTCGAAAATGAGTGACTTCCTCACCGTTGAGACTCTTCTCATGAATTAGATAGCCGCCTTCTACGCGTTCCATAGCATTGACACCTCCTTCCTTTTCACTATTCACAGGCTGTTCGCCTTGATTCATGATGTTGATGTTGCGGTCGGTCTTTGCCTGGATGCTGTTGGCACGGACAATTTCGCCCATGTCGATTCCGGTCGCTTCTTTCACCGTCTGCATGGTTTGAGCCATCAGGATAGGAACGTTCCCGGAAACGCCGGATACGCCGGAGGCGTCACCGCCAATGATAGAAACCTTATCAATGCTGGACAAAGGCTGAGCCACGCTTTTGGCAATGTCAGGAAGAACCTTGATGAGCATTTCAGCCACAGCCGCATCGTTATACTGCTTATATGCCTCTGCTTTCTGTTTCATGGCTTCCGCTTCAGCCAAGCCTTTCTGACGAATCGCTTCAGCTTCTGCCTTACCGACAAGTTCAATGCCTTCTGCTTCCTGCTGCTTGGAGAACTTCTGTGCCTCAGCTGCACGTTCCGCCTCATATTTCTTGGCTTCTGCCTCTTTCTGGCGGCGGTACAGGTCAGCATCTGCCTGTTTGCGGACTTCCGCATCCAGTTTGCGTTGCTGGACCTCGGCTTCCTGTGCGGCAAGGTCTACCATTTTCTTCTGCTTGGCGATTTCAGCATCCGCTTCCGCTTCTTTGATTTCTTTGGCGCGGAGATTCATCTGAATCTGACCGGCAGCATCTGCGTCAGCCGCAGCTTTATCAGCTTCAGCTTTCAGCTTTGCCTTGGCGAGCTGCAATTCATTGTTGCGTTTTGCAATCGCAGTCTGCGCTTCAACTTCCTTGGCATTTGCAGCCATCTCAGCATCGGCCTTCGCGCAGGCTACATCACGGGCAGCCTGAGCACGGGCAATTTCAGCCTGTTTTTTCACAAGCTCTTCCTGTTCAATGCCGATAGCCTCAATGACGCCGTGGTTGTGGCCCTGAACATCCACCGCATCCCTGATATCCTGGACGTTAAAAGTCACGACCTCAAGTCCCATCTTAGCAAGGTCGGGGCGAGCATTCTCGATAACGCTCACAGCCATCTGCTTGCGGTTCGTCAGAATTTGGTCGACGGTCATGTCAGAGACAATCTCACGCAAATTGCCCTGCAGAACGTCATTAACTTTCTCATTGATGCCCTGCTCGTTCATGCCCAGAAAGTTCGAGATGGCTGCCTGTTGGCGGGACATGATGTACGCCTTGGCGTCTTTCAGACCGGATGCCTTCACTTCTTCATCCAGAACGGTAGAGTTTTCGCTGTAGACTTGAATCGTGACAACAGAGTCAATCCAGAGACTTACGCCGTTCTTCGTCTTAACACCTGTTTCAGGAGTTTTGACGTCAATTTTCAGAAGGCGCATATTTAGCCGGTCAGCCCGCTGAAGAACGGGCAGAACAAATGTACCTTTTCCGCAAACTACTTTAGGCTTAGACAGACCAAAGCCGGTCACAACGATAGCCTCCGTGGGCGGAGCTTTCTTGTAGCAGAGAAATCCAAAGAGAATAATCAGGGCTGCCACAATCGCAATCACATATACCATAATTTTTGTTTCTCCATTCGTAAAATAGTAATAAAACTATAAGTCAGGACTTGCGTCCTGTGGTCCACTTCGCCAATGTTATGCACTGTTTTAGCCTTTCGACATGACGCTCGCACTTCTCCTCCCCTCGGAGATGTTTAACGAAACGCCTGCAGAGCTCACCACTTGTGGAGCATGGATAAGGTGCCTATATTATTAGTACACAACGTAGTTTTCCCCACTGCCGGAGCAATGGGCTTAGGCTAATCAACTGGGCTTACAGGTTGCCCCGCAAGCCCCGTCTATAACCGGCGAACCGGTTTAGGCGGGGTTGTTGACATCACTTGCTTTGTCGATTTCACGCATGAAAACCTCATTGCCGTTCTCATCGTACTTATGGACGGTAACAACGCCATCTTCATCATCAGCGCTGTAGTGCATCGTTTCGGTGCTCAACAGCAGGTCCTCCGCAGCAGCTTCGTCTACATCAGTAACCTCGGAAGGCGCTTCCTCCGGCGTAGTCTCCTCAACCACAGAACTTTCAGCCGGGGCGGTAGAAGCTGCTTCGGACGAGGAAGCGGCAGGCTTCTGAGTAGCACATCCGGCAAGCATCAGGGCTGTGGCGGTTGCCATGGCAGCGGCAGCGGTCAGGTTTTTGTTTCTCATGTTCTTTCGTTCTCCTTCGTTTGGATAGTTTTTGCACAAATACTTCAATGTAGTATTTGTTGTACAACTCCTATTGTATCTGGCTCGCATATCCCGACAAGCAAACAACCATTACAATTTAGTAACTATAAGCCGTCTGCCTTCGGATGGGCGGCTTTTTTTCTTTTGAAAAAATGTTTGACGAAACTTGCGAACAACCTACAATAAGTGTTGTACGACAGATAATAAACCGACATCAACCATTCATAATCTGACAAATTCAGACAGGCACCAATCGGGTGACCTGTCTTTTTTGTTGCAAGACCGCGTAATGCGGAGAAAGTCGAGGAAAGCTATGAACACCATTATGAACACCGCCGAATTCATCCGCGTTACCGACCTCCTGAAGAAGGAGAAAATTGCCAAAAATAGCGTCAACATATTTGCCGCTATGATGGCGATGCGCGAGAACCGCCCCGAAGCAATCTGCGCAGATGGCTTTAAGATGTCTATCCAGGCATCCGAAGACCACTACTGCCAGAAGGACGACGAGGGGAGCTACGTGAGCGTAGAAGTCGGGTTCCCGTCTCCGTCCGAGCCATTGCTCGATGAATATGGTGATGACGGAGTGTACGGCTATGTGCCGCTCACTGTTGTCGATGCCATCATCGCCAAGCACGGTGGAATCCTGCTCGATGAGCAGTAAGCCACTCTATCCAATTCCAGCATGACATTCGGCTGCACGCCGTATGCTCATATATGAAGCAGTTATCGTAAAAATGATAGCTGCTATTTTTATTTTACAAGCCTCGAAAATACGAGGAGAAAGAGAGTTTGCTATGAAAACCGCTATGAACACCAACATCAACACCAACACTACCAATTCCAAGAAAGTTATCCCCGGCATCAATGACGTGGCTACCAAATGCCCTAAGGTCGCTGCCATGTGGAGTGACAAGAACACCTTCTCTCCCAGTAAAGTGGCTGCGGGAAGCAGAAGAAAGTTCACATTTGTTTGCCCAGACTGTGGGCAGGAATTTGAAAGCAAAATCTTTAGTGTTGTTCGTTCGGTAATGAACGGTAACACTGGTTGCCCTGTTTGTGCAGGTAAAAAGATTGTTTCCGGCATCAACGATTTGGCTACCAAATACCCGAAAGCAGCCGCCATGTGGAGCAACAAGAACGCTTGCTCTCCCAGCGAAGCACCTGCAGGCAGCCACAAAAAGGCCGTCTTTGTATGCCCTGATTGCGGACAAGAGTTTGAGTCTTCCATTTGCAATGTTGTCAACTCTTTGATGCGTTATCGCACCGGTTGTCCCGTTTGTCGTGGTTTGAAAGTGGTTTCTGGAATCAATGACTTGGCTACAAAGTGCCCTGCGGCAGCCAACATGTGGAGCGACAAAAACGCTTGCTCTCCCGGTAAGATATCTGCAGGCAACAACAAAATGGCATGGTTTGTCTGCCCCGACTGCAAACAGGAGTTTAAGGCTCCCGTTTGCAACGTCGTCAATTCTTTGTTGCATGACAATACCGGTTGCCCTGTTTGTGCAGGTCGCAAGGCTATTTCCGGCGTCAACGATTTGGCGACCATGTATCCAAAAGCTGCTGCTATGTGGAGCGGCAAGAACGATTACGCCCCCAGCGAAATTCCTGCCCGTTCGTCCAGACGCGCCATTTTTGTGTGCCCCGATTGCAAACAAGAGTTTGTGACAAGCATCCACAACATGACGCGGGCTATTGCGTCCGGTGTTACTTGCTGCCCCAATTGCAGACTGCAGGGGCGTGCCATCAACGCAGCTCGCAAGGACGAGCACGGTTCTCCGAAATCTGTCGGCACTACGATGACGATGAAGAATGGCAGCAAAGCCACCTGCACCGCTTATCATGGTGTCAACAACATCACGGTGGAGTTTGAAGACGGGTTCGTTTTGTACCATGCTCGCTGGAACCAATTTGTCCGTGGTGCTCTTCACCACGGTCAGAAAGCTACTGAAGAATAATAAAAAAAGCCATCTAATACGAAGTTGGCTTATAAATGTAGCAGCTATCATCTTCCTGCAATGGGGGATGATGGCTGTTTTTTTATTGCAAGCCTCGAATGTTACGAGGAGAAAAGAGGATAATTATGAATACTTTTGTGAAGGTTATGCATGTCAACACCTGCAATTGCGCTGCTTGCGCATCTGTTCCGACTCTTGGCATTAAGATGCCGTATGAGGAAGAGGAAAAGAAAGCTACTAAAACTAGAAAGACTCGCCAAAAACTGATTGTTGGAGAAAACGATTTGGCTACGGTCGCTCCTGAAGTTGCCGCAATGCTGAGTGAGAAAGATAAGCACTTTGCTTTTGAAGTTACTGCTGGAAGCAACAGGAAACTTACTTTTGTCTGCCCTGACTGCAAGAAAGAGTTTGAGGCTAAAATTTGCAGTGTCACAATAGCAGTTTGCCCATGTCCTTATTGCCGCAAAGTAAAAAAAGCGCGTCGCAATCCGAAACCTATTGTTGGAGTTAATGATTTGGCTTCGCAATGCCCGCAGGCTGTAGCAATGTGGAGCGAAAAGAATAAATGCTACCCAGCAGAAGTTTTCGCCCAAAGCACTAAGACTGCAATTTTCAATTGCCCAAAATGTAAGCACGAATTTGAGACGACTGTCACATCCTTTGTGAAAAGCATCAAAAAATCGAAAGGCAATACTACTGGCTGCCCTATCTGTAATGGGACTAAAGTTGTTGTTGGCTACAATGATTTAGCTACGACCTGCCCCCAAGTAGCTGCTATGTTAAGCAAAAAAAACGCTGACTTTGCAACAAAGTACACTATGGGAAGCAATGCGGTTGCAAGTTTTACTTGTCCTGATTGCAAAAAAGAGTTTGAGGCTAAAATTTGCAAAGTCACAAATGTAGTTTACCCATGTCCTTATTGCCGCGATACGAAAATTCTCGCTAATCATATGGATTTGGAAACTTACTTAAAGAAAAATAATCGAGAGGATATTCTTAACTGTATTCGTCCAGATAGTCCGTATCAGGCAAGTGAAGTTTCTTATTCCAGCAACAAAACATTATTTCTTAATTGCCCTGAATGTGGTAACAAATGGGTGATTTCAGCTAATTATCTGACTGCACAAGGCATTAGTTATATGTGTGGTAATTGTAATCAAACGACAAATTTTATTTCCAAGCCAGAGCAGTATGCTGTTCGTATTGCAATGGGTTTTGCAAGGGAAAACGGAGTTCCAAATGCATTCGATGAAGTTCGTCACATTTTTGGCTATAACAACAAATATGGTGTAGATTTTGTCGATAACACTCGCAAGGTTTGCATGGAGTACAATGGTGTATATTGGCATAAAGACAAAAAAAGAGTTGATTGCTATAAATTCATCAAAATCCATAATGCCGGATATACTTTTATTCGTATACTGGAACCGGGCTTAAAAGCTTTTGACAAAAAATATGACATTGTATTGCCGAAAAACTACAAACACGGTAACGAGTATGAATCAAAAATCATGGAGGACCTTGGCTATAAGCTTATTTCTTTATTTGAGGAAATCTATAATTACAAGGCCACTCCTGAAATTCAAAAATTAGTCGATTTTAAAGAATTCGAAAAGTGGTACGATATTCATCGCAAAAGAATTTCTGCAAAAGCTACCGACAACGCAGCAAAGAAAGCTGCCTGATAGATTACAAGACCTCTGACGAACTCAGTCGTCTTTTTACATAGATAGCGTTTCCTGCCGTTCACCCATAACCGGGTGGGCGGCTTTTTCTTTTGCCAACTACTTGCCATACGTCAATTTCATGCATGAATTACAAAATAGTAACCGTTCCATACAACCGCTGGCGATGACTACCAGTTGTAGTGTATTTGATGGGACTTCCAAATTCTATTTTACACGCACATATTGCAACTTACGGTTGTATTTGCTATACTTATAACAACCGATAACAACCAACAAAGAGCAAATAACAACTAACAGGTGTTGTGGCAAACAAGGGAGGCTAATCATGGTGAGCGAACGAGTGATACTTCACTCTGACATGAACTCTTTCTATGCCAGTTGCGAAATGGCTTACCATCCCGAATTACAGGGTAAGCCGATTGCGGTATGTGGTGACCCGGAAAGGCGAAATGGCATCGTGTTGACTGCCTCGTATCCGGCCAAGCGGATGGGGGTCAAAACAGGGATGGCTTTGTGGGAGGCTCAGCAGCATTGCCGAGATATCATCTTTGTCCCGGCTCATTATGATTTATATACACGATACAGCGGATACACCAGAGAGATATTCCTCAGATATTCCGACATGGTTGAACCGTTTGGCTTGGATGAGGCGTGGCTCGACTGTACCGCAAGCCGGTCTCTCTTTGGAACAGGGGAAGAAATAGCTAAACAAATCTCCGACGCCGTGAAGGATGAGCTCGGCATCACCTGTTCTATCGGCGTGAGCTGGAATAAAGTCTTTGCAAAGCTGGGGTCCGACTATAAGAAACCGAATGCCACCACCATCATATCAAGGTCAAACTGGAAAGATATCGTATTCCCGCTGCCAGCAACGGACCTTTTGTATGTTGGGTCCAGAACGGGAAAAAAGCTGTCAAACTATTGCATTCATACAATCGGGGATTTGGCAACCGCCAATCCAAACTTTCTGAAAGAAAAACTCGGGAAAATCGGCCCGATGCTTTGGGGATTCGCCAATGGCCTTGACACGGGAGCAGTGGCGAAATACGAGGGAAGGGAAGCTCAGGCACCTATCAAGAGCATCGGAAACAGCTGGACAACGCCACGGGACTTGAAGACTAACCGGGATGTCTGGATTGTTATTTATCTGCTCGCGGAAAGTGTCGCTGCGCGGCTCAGAGAGAACCATTTCCGATGCCGAGGCGTAGAGGTGAGTCTCCGGGATTCCAGCCTTTTCTCTTTTGAGAGACAGTGCAAGCTCGGCCAGCCAACGATGCAGGAAAAGGATATTGCGGAGGCAGCTTACCAGCTGTATAAGAAGAACTACCGGTGGAGTGAGCACCTACGCTCAGTTGGCGTGCGTGCCATTGACCTGCGGCCAGATACGGAACCAAACCAGATATCTTTTGAGTACAGCGCCGAAAAGCAGGAAGAGACCGAGCGGCTTGAATCCGCGATTGACGGGATACGGAACCGGTTCGGATACTATTCCGTACAACGAGCCGTCATGTACAAAGACCGGTTTCTCTCTCATTGTGACGCCAAGGGAGACCACACCATACACCCACACGGGTATTTGCAGGGAAGCACAGGGGAGCATCTAATCTATGTCAGAACCAAGAATTAAGAAATATGTCGAGGTCATTGCCGATTTCTCTCCTGAAGGCATATTAACGCCTCAGACAGTCATCTGGGACACGGGCCAGAGATTCGATATCACCTGCATCTCGGAAGTGTTGCCCCGGAAATACTCGAAAACTGGCGGAGTAGGAGTTCGCTATACCTGCCAGATAGGAAGAGCCAAAACATATCTGTTCTTTGAGGAGGACAGGTGGTTCGTGGAAGCAAAGGAAAATGCTGCAGCCGGAGACCCCTGCTAA